AGAGTAATTCTATAAGTACTTTTACTCTTAGGAGAAAGTTCTACTGAGGATCAAGGATCAGGCAGAGGGTTTCAGTGTTTTGTTGTCCTAGAAGCTGCCTGTCAAGGATCAGGGATTTTTGAGGATCCTAATCCTAGTGGGGCCAGGGTGTTGGTTATCCCTGATAGGATAGGGCCTTATATCCTAATCCCTGTTGGGTAGTGAGTCATCCTCTGCCACATTGAGGCTTCTTCTGGCCAGGCTGTTCAGGTGTCTTTGAGCCTTCTTTTCCTTAGCCTTGGTGGGTAAAACTGTATCACCATAGGCATGCTTTATATGTATCACTTTTTCTTTTTTCGGATGGCGTTTTATGGCCTTAATGGGTTTATCCTGAGGAGCCATTTTGGCTTTAACGTAGGCTTCCACTTGGGCTAAAGGATTCGAGTGTTGGATGGCGTTGTGGCCTTCTTGGCTATCATTACCGTGGCTGTCATAGGGCCTCAGGCTCCCATTTCCCATCCCCAAAAATTGCTTGCCGGTCATCCCTGATCCTGGTCCTTTATCGGATACGGAATCAGATCCTGAAAGATTCGATACACGCCTATTGTGGGCAATCCCACAATTTACTGATACAGCCTTATCCTCTATACAGCCTTTACCAGATTCTGGATTAGGATCCTTGATATCCTGATTCTCATATTCGGATACTGAATCGTAATCCTGTAAAGGAATCCCATTACCTAAACCCATACTAATACTCTCTTTAGTATTACTTATAGAATTACTCTTAGAAAGAATTGTAGAAGTTCTTGAATTATTTTGTTTTGTGGGGTTGTAGGATTCATGGCTATCAGGGTCTAGGATATCCTCTTCATCCTGGTCCTCGTCTGAGCCTAGATCCTGTTCTATGTTCTCTTTTTTACTTAATGCTTTTTGAAGGGTGAGGATTCTGTCGTTTAACCTTTGTCTTATTGTTGGGTCTTCTTCTTGGTTTAGTTGAGCCTGAAGTGTGGGTATATCTTCTTCTATCCAGTCTACATCTTGAATGATTTCTTTTCTTCTTTTGTTTTTTGGGGATACGGTAGAGTTGTCTATGTGGTCGTATCGATGAAGAATATCTAGGGATATATCTTCTCCTTGTTCTATTTGGAGGAGCTGGGCTTTATCTAGGATTTTAGCCTGTTTTATGTTATCTGTTTGTATTTCTTTGGGTTGGGAGGTTTGAACTATCTTGTAGGCTTCCTCTACCGTCAGGGTTTGGGATTGGTTGTTGTTCTGGATTTGGTTGTTGATGTTAATGGTAGATCCTGACTGATAAAAGGTCCTGAATATCTCAGCCACTTGTTTGTTGGATTGTAGTAATGTGGATAGTAGCCTTGATATTTCTCCTGATATGAATGGCATATACTTTTCTCCTTGGGATTTCATTAGGATTTCTAGTTGGTGTTGTACAGTTCCCCTATCCTGGATAGCCCATAGAGTACTCATGTTAGCTAATGCTGCAGCGGTGTCGGATAGCTTTTGAGGGTCTTTGAAGGCCTCTAAAGTATGGCTTGTTCCTAGCATTGCAGATTGAATTGTTTCTACCTTTGTTTTGAGTAGGGTTGCTAATTGTGGGATTGAAAGTGTCCTATCATTTATCCTGAATCCTGACATAGTGTAGATGTTTACTATGTGGGAAATTAGCTTTTCCTTTCTCTGTTTTCTTAGTTTTTTACTCTTGGCTTTGTTCATTTGTTGAGCCAGAATTGTAACCCCAGTGGGTCTGGGCATTCTCTCGATTGTGTTCATTTTGTGTCCTATTTTTACTGTTTTCGTAATCACTTATATAGATACTGGAAAACCGGGTCTAAGCTTTGGTTTTGGTATAAATGCTATAATTCTTGGCAATAGATTATCTATTAACTAGAAACACAAAAAGAAAGAGCCAAACCTTTCAATTTGACCCTTTCCAGCTTAATTTAAATTATGGAGTTTACTGATTTTTCTCTTTAATAGCTTTCTTCAACCTTTCTAAGTCGGTTCTCTTTGGGCATTCTGAATTCTTGGTTTTATCTATCAAGGTCATGTCAGTGATAGTGGCTGCCCAGATCTTCCCGGTATTCGGTGACGTGTAGGTTACTCTATACTGCCCATACCCTACAAATACGAAGGTGAAGTGACATAATCTTATCGGTGCCATGTTATTTAGCTTTTCTTTGTTTCTTACTCAATTTCTTTTTACCTTTCCAAGGTTTTGGTGGTTTCCCGGCAGATACCAGTGGTGTACTGTTCCCTGAATAGTCTACGTTCTCATTATTTAGCCTTGGCTCAGATGTGTGGTAAAACCTGTTTTGTCCTGCTTCTAGGCTATTTACTAATAGCATTGTCCCAGCTAAGGTTCTCATTAAATTACTCATGGCTTAGGCAATTACGATATTCTCGATAGGGGCTATGTCATAGGTAATGTCATCATCCCCATCCCGTTCAAATGTGATATTCTCTTGGTCAATATCCACTGATATGGCAGTTACCATCCCAACTGAACCACCATTTAGGGATATCTCGGCATCTTCTCCTATTTGGTTGAAGCCCCACTCAACTGTTTCGAGTATCTCAATCTTATCTTCGATTGATCTCCCTTTTAGATTCAAGTATAATGTTTCCATAATTTAATGAATTATCTCAACTGTTTCTATATAACTTACTAGAAAATGGCTTATTTTGTTATCTGGACAGCCTTCTTCGTCTTCTTCAAATTGCTCGATTTGGAGTTTCTCGATGTTGTCTTTGGGATCTTTGATTAAATCAAGGCCAATGACGTTATCGTATTCCAACCCATTTACTATTAGGGTTACATTCACCACTTCAGTATCTATATTATCAAAGCCCCAAATTAGGAGTGATAGGAACCCAAGTTTACTCACAAGGGTCCTATCTTTTAAATCTATTTTCTTACTTACCATTTTCCAAAATCTCGTTAATGATTAACCGAACTAAACCAATACTGACCAGGTTGTCATGGAATGGGCCAATGGCTGTGGCATTCATGGATTTCACATGAGCATCTATCTCTTCAGATGTACTCATATATTCTGATATCTCACCTTCGAAATATCTGGATTCCTTCATATTGTTTGCCCAGTCATTTATCAACTCCTTTTTACCTAATCCATCATACTGGTAAATCATTTGTGCAACCTGTTCGCAGAAATCCGGAACATAATCAAAGAATAAATCATCCCAATAAGCTTCGGGTAATGCCTCCTCTCTCATGTATACCAGAGCTTTTTGGATATCGGCTTTAAATAAAGCCATAGCTTCACCAATAGTCTCAGCCTCGTATATGGCTCTATAAATATCCCCAATCTCACCCAGTTGGAGGTTGTATTTCTTTTCCAGAATCTCTTCTACCTTATCGGATAATTCTTGTTCTTTGGGATCACTACTGAAGTGGTCAAAGATTTGTTTCCAATTATCCCCGATGTATTTATCCGGTGTAAACTCTCCTACTGGAGTATTTACGTAAACTACTAATTCCATGGCTTTATTCGTTTTCTAAAAGTGTGTAATAATCATTCGATAACTGATCCCATTCTCGGTGTAACTCCTCGTAAGGAGTACCCATTCTTACTGAACCCTTAATTACTGCATTTAAGAGTTCTCTGTTCTTGAATAGGAATCCTTCCATCTGATTCCTTACTTGATTTTTCAGGGGTTGAACAGCCTCTTCCAAATCTTCTATAAATACCCTGATACTAGGGTAATCACGAGAATCCATTGAGTTCCTATTCATATCAAGGAAATCAGTTAACTCATTATATAACCCTATTACTTGTTGGGTTCCTAACTTAAATTCTTTCTCTAACTCCATAATTAAATATTTTATTTATTATTAATATTGCAAATATAATATCCTGTTATCCTATTTGCAAATCCTTAATTACCGGATTTACTTATCCAGTGAGATCCCTTCTGAGTAATCAATGGACCAAATATAAATGGTTTGGTCAGTGACATTCTCAAGCTTGGCGTAATTATCTCCATTACCATCAATAATCCAAGGGAAATCAATAGGTGAGAATCTCACTTCCACTTCCCAAGATGTTTTCCCAAGTTCCTGGCCCAAGAGTTGAATGGTATCCTTTCTTATGGTTACCATGATAAACGGGAAGCTCTGTTTGAGTTTAGCGTAACTCAATACCCGAGAGAATGCAGCCTTAGCCGATTTAATCTCAGTTTCACCATTTACCAAGAGTCCCGGGTTTATCTGATAAGTGGTGATGTTCATTTTGATGTGTGGCTCATCGTGTTCACTTATCCGGAAGAATACGGTTTGTATGTCATCCGCTGCCATCATGATTAAAACCTGGTTAACGATGCTTTTCAAATCCCCATTAAAATCCATTTCAGTAATTCTTGTTTCCATAACCTAAATTCTCTTTAATTATTAATATTTTATTTATGCAAATATAAAAAACCCAAGTTGCTAATGCAAATCTTGGGTTTCCTAATTAACCTTCCAGTAGTTACTCCATCTCTATCAAATCTGCTCGCATACCCTCATAAATCAGGCAGGCTATGATTAACAGGTAACTGATATTTTTCCTTTTCCCATACCTTTCAAGGTCAAGAGCATACATCGTGTTTAACCCAGTAGTGGTGAACATGTCCTCATTAACATCATAAGAACCCCTTACACTAACCTCTGAGTTAATCTCATCCCAGTTAACATCTTCAATGGGCTCTGTGATTCCCAATACTTGATCGATGTCCTGGATTAACACTTCCCTGAGGTAATAATTTCCGGCATCATCTCGGTATAACATACCAGTATCTCGAAGGTACCATTGTACCTTGAGTAATTGTTTTCCTTTGAATTTCTTAATCGCCATACGTTTCTTTGTCTATGATTTGAAATAACCCTAATTGTGGATGTACTGATATTGTGACATTTCTGCCCTGAAGTTTGAGGTCCTTGTATTGGTTCAAGAACTGTGTAATACCATTTTCCCTTTCAACCTGAATCATGGTTTTATCCCTAATAAAACCACTTTCAGTTACAGATTCTCTCAACAGATTTCCCATTACCATAATTGGTAGCTCATCGTTTATACTGATATACCAGGGCTCATCTCCTAATACAGGAACCCTGTTAATCTCCTGAAATTCGATAGCCTGGTTAATAATTTCTTCTCTCGTGACCATTTTACCTAGTTTTAATTAAAAAGGAGTAGAGAATTAACTCTACTCGTAATACAATACTCTCACTAGAAAACTCTATTGGGATACTGTTTTTGCATATTCTCCAAGTATATGCAACAGGAGAACCAAGTTATCAATTCCTTCTGCATCCTCTACACTTTGGATACCTAACATGTTTTTCACGATAATCATAGCGTAACTCATACCTTTAGTTTGGTTGTAGGCTATAATCTCTGTTTGTAACTCTTGAAGGAATTCTCTGAAATTTTGGAGTTGGTCCTCATCTACCCAGATTGATATCCTCCTTGGTTGGTAATTAACCATGAATGACCAAGGTGCCAACATATTCAATGATCTAATACATTCTTCGAGAGACCAATTATCCGGGAATGCTCCAGCCAGTAAATCTACCACGTGCATAATCCCAGATGGTTGACTCTGGTCAGAGATGTCAAACTTCTCCCCATTGGCTATGAACTCTGTAGTTCCCAATTTATTGAGGAAGTTCTGTACTTCCTCAAAATTTAAAACCTTTGTCATCTTTACTCGTTTACCTGGATTAATTGTTCAATAATACATCTCAACCGACAAAGCAAATCTACCATTTGTTCAGCATTCTTGGCTGTCCAAGAGTAATTTTCCATAACCCATCTCCGGTGTTTGTGATATACCGTCAAGCAAGTAATCATCTCACCTATGGCAAGAACTGAATACTCTACGGGAGCCAAAAACTCAAAATGCAGGATAGGTCTCGGTGATTGAGAATTCTCTACTTGGCGATAAGAGATTCTGAAAGGGTCTTGGTCCATGAGAATCAATTCCCAAGGCAAATCAGATATCTGTTTCCAGAAATCTTCTTGGAATTGTCCCAGTGTTTCACTGGCAATCACTTCGTCCAAACCTGTTCTCTTTGCTTTTTGTTTTGCTTGGAGAGTTCTCATAGCCGATAATGTGATGGCATCGATTGACATAACCAGGGCTTTCTGTTCGGGTTGTTCTTGTTCAATCTCTTTAATACCCTCTACCATTTCTTCTTGAACTGGGTCCTGTTGGATTGGGTCCTCAGTTTCCATGTTAAAATTCTCCTTTACTGCCTCTTCAGCATTTGTTTTAATTCTTCTTGATTTTGCCATTTTCTTAACTATTTAATTGTTATATAACATGGGTAATTAGTTCCTAAGCATCTCCTTTTAGTTTCATGTTTCCAATGATAGGGAGTTTAATACTCATTATCCCATCTATCCACTGTTGAGCTATCCCATCTGTGAGCATTTCAGTTAAGTCCTTGATTTCATCCATACCCATCTGTTTAGTCTCATAGTGAATGTCATGGAATACCGGTAAAGCTCTCAGTATCAGAGACGGGTTCTGGGTCCTTCCTATAACCTCTTTCATAGCAGCGAGAGTTGTCAGGGAAATATCCACTTTATCTTTTCCGGATTCTACCATCTCTTTCATGTCCATCCCAATACCCCTGACGGCATTACAGATATCTTTATCTATTTCCTCAGACCTGCAATTTGTTCTGAAATACTGCCTGAATATATTTATCACGGCAGTATTAATAATTGATTGTATTAAACCCGGTTCTAATACTCCGGCTTCTATCAGGGTTTGGAGTTTATTCAATTCCTTTACATCTTCTAATGTCATGGATTCTCCCGACATTTTCACAGCCATTTGTTTTTTATCGCTCATCTCTTTTAGCTTTTAGTTTAATGTAATCCTCTTCGGTTACCTCAGAGCAACCTGTAATCTCTACTCTATTACCCACTGGAGCAAATTTGGTTGTGGTTTCCAACATAATCTCGTTCTCCACATCCTTGACATTGACCATGGGATGTTCTCCATCCGTCTCAGTGTAAAACACGTGCATTGATTTAACTCCCTTGTAGGTGATAACCTTAGCGAAAATCATAAAATACCGTTTCATAATCCTTTCTCTTGTTCTTCTTCTATTGTGGTGAATACTTTAGTTTGTGTTCTCAATACTGTCCATTCAATGGGCATACCCTTGGTATCTAACATGAACCTAGACCAATACTGGTTTATCAGTAATATATCCATGGGCTCAATCTTCGAGAACTTCTCCATAAATTCTTCGAAGTTGTTCATAATATTCTGGGATAGCTCCTCGTTCTTTCCAAAGTGTCTGTGTAACTCTTGTTTAAGGAGTTTCATGGCTTGAATCTGGAACTGTTTCCCAGTTGCCTTCAATTGACCATTCCAGATGTTCGTGTTTTTCAGGTCATCCAACTTATCCATTAATAAACTGGATACCAGAACAAGCACCATGTAAGACGATGCTTGTTCCATTGATATTTTCTCAGTTGCCATAGGATTTTCCTTTCTTTTGCATATTCTTCTTTTGACCCTCTATCATTTTCGGGTCATAATTCTTAACCTTCTCTCTCAAAACCACTATATGAGTTTTGTACAGTGACTTCCACAAGCACTCTGGTAATGGCCTGAAAGAGTTCTTGGAGATTTTCTCCCATTTGGCCCGCAGTGAGTTAATGCAAAACCGGTATGTACTCATATCTTGCATTGCATCAAATTCTCTCATTAGGTCATCAAAATCCTTCTTTAAATCATCCACGAAATTGTTATACGGGAAATGTTCTGTGTTCTCTAAATTGTACTTCCCTAAATACTCTATAACTTCCATGTACATTACCCCCATTAAGCTAAATATTTCTCTTGCAATTCTTTTAACTCCTTTTTCGCCAAACGTAACTCTTTTGTATCTTCCCCTCCTGACGCCCGAAATACCCTGAGTTCGGCTTTCTCAATTTTATTCCGAACCTTTTGCCGGTAAGACTTCCTTTGAACTGTGTCAATCATACCCTTTGGATACTTGTACCGGAGCTCTTTTCTCACCATAACTTCCTTAACCACTTCGAGTTCCATCTTCTCTTTCGCATTCTCAGGTTGTTTAACTTCTTTAACTTCCTTTTGTTCTTTAACCTTTGTCTTCATAACTAACTCATTTTTAATTATTAATATTTATTATTAAAATGCAATGCAAATATATAATCCCATTTGATCAAATGCAAATCTCTAATTTCCAGATTAACCTTCCTTGAAAAAGGATGCAATTATATAGAAGATAGTTCCCAATATAAAGATAATTATCGTCAATATACATCCCAGTTGATCATCCGCCTTTTGTTTCTCCCTTTTAGCTCTCTGTTCTGGAGTATCGAAGAACCCATCTCTTTTTCCTTTAAGTATTTGGATAAAAATCCAAGCTATTACTATCGCTAATATTATTATAATCATGGTCTTTAAATTTTAACGTTCTACAAATTCTACCTGTGTTATGGCCAGGGTTCTATTCTCTTTATCCCAAGCCCAAGCTAATTCCCTGAATAACCCATTGTCCCTCAATTTGATTCTTAAAACATTTTCTTGAACCCCATTTAGTTTCTTGAATTTAATCAGGTTGGTCACTACCTCTACATCAACTATTTCCCCATCCAAACAGGTAATCATACCATGTTTAAATTCTGATGTATCAATTATCTCATCGAGTAAACTACTCAATATTTCATCCAATACTGCGTTTCCAGTTGTCCCTTTCATAAGCCTAGATATTTTTCTAGTTCTTTTTGTTCTTTCAACTCACGTAATTGCTTTCGAGTTGTAACTCGTTTACTTTGAAGCTCTTTAATTTGCCGTTGCAAATCCTCAATTCCAGCCTCAATATCGTAGGGGTCATTACCATCAACTGAAACTCCGGTGTGAGTTTGACATTTCGGAACCTTGATACCATAATCTGATAAACTCTTATCTCGGTAATCATAAGGGAGTGTGACTCTCCCGTATTTTGGAGGATTATCCCTTCTCTCTGCTTTCTTGTTCTCATGCACTCCATTTATTACGGTTATACCTATGGCTATAGTTAATACTATAGCCCATTTCAAAACTAATTTTCCCATCTCTCAACTACCCAGATTAAATCTCCGGCAAATACTACATCAACCCCGAGTTCAAAGAAATCTGATATCCCCCTTTGACAATAACTCTCATCAAAATCAGATAATTCATCTCCGGCAAGTTTATCGTCTGTTGCCATGAAAGCCCAGACGTGACAACCAGTATAACCATCTATCGTTCCAAAAGAGTTGAAGTTACGAAGTTCCCAATCTCTTTCCTTGAACCACTTGTAAAACTGCCTCCATTTCGGGTTTACTTGTTGTAACCTCCCCTCTATGAGAGACCAACCAGTAATGTATTCCCATAACCCAGTTCTATTCTGAGAATCATTCATGATAAAACTCCTAATAGCCTGTACGGGAGCTTTTTGTGCCTGTTTTAACCTTAACTGGTGTAAATTCTCTAGTTCCTTATTCATTGTACTCATTTTTAATTATTATTAAATGCAATGCAAATATAATATTCTCTGATTTCCCAAGCAAATCCTTAATTACCAGATTAACATGAAAAGAGGCCCATTTTACTGGGCCTCGGGTTTTAAACCAAGTTTAAAGTCAAAAATCAAAAGCTTATCCCTGGCTCTCTTTGGTAAGAAGATTTTCTCCCACCATTTCAGCTTCGTGTGGAAGTAATCTAGTATGGGTTTTTGATTTTTCAATATAACTTTATGCAATAGTGAAAATTCTTTACTAGATAGGTCGTGCATTATATTTGCCATAGCCCCAGTATTGATTCCCAATTTAGTGTATAAACTGATAGAGTCAAGGTTGAGGTCTGTCCAATCATCTATCGTTATTCCCGGGATCATTATCGTTACTGACTTACCCAAAACTTTCTTGTTGGCTGCAGCTATGGCCTGAGCGAGTGTCTTTATTATAGTGAGCTCATCCTTATCAAAGGGAGCTCTACTCTTCATCTTCGTCATTAGCATAATTCTCGAGTTGTTTTAACTGTTGTGATGTTTGTACCCATTTGTGCCATCTCAAGTAGAATGGAGTGGGCTCTTTTTCGGGATCTCTCTCCATATCTCTGTACTCTCTACGGAATCTCTCTTTCTCTTTCTCACTCATGAATTCCGGGAATATATGGAGTTTCTGAGTGGTGAATGATTCTTTGGCTTTCCCTGGTACAGGTATATCTAGGTTATTGGTTAATTCTCCGAACTTGTAGAATTTCACTTCATCCGACCTCTTCTTGTAGATTTTGATACCCACTATAAGGGTCGGGTCAAATTTATCCAACATGGGATTCTTGGACTCCTTGATTAACCGAACCATGTATTGGTATTTATCGGTTCTCCAATCCTCTTCTTCCCAGTTCACTTTCTCAAATCTTTCCATGTTATGGAGAAGGTCTCTTGTTACGAATACAAATCCCTGATTACGTAAGTTTGAGATTAACTCATCCTGATCTTTGCATTCAGTAATCATATCCATCATTGATTCAATGTAATCGTCTGAATCAGATTCGATTTTCCCCACTTTTTTCTTTTCCTTCTTTGCTTCTAGTGGAAGCATACCAGATAACTTCTTGATATATGTTATCGCCCTTTCTACATCCTCTTGATTATCCATCGTAATCTCGATTCTCATGGGACCATTGTGAGTAAACTTGGGTCCAGAGATTAACTCTGACCCCTGTTTGTATAGCTTATCTGAGATAAGCCTTGACTCTTCATCGAAAAGTTGAACTCTTATCTTTTTCTCTTCCATATCTTAATACTTTTTCTTGTTAATCACTTTGAAATCTTTGGGATAACCATCTCTCCATATTATAAATATGGCCTGGTCCTGTATCTCAGTTTCAATAACCTTGAAAAACTGTTTACCATTATACATGGGATCGTTACCCTCAAAAGGGATTACCCATTCTCTTATGGGATTTTTCTGAAACAATGGGTGGTTGGGTTTTATAGTATCAGCTACCATATCCCTATTACTCTCCTTATCTGACATAGAAGGGGACCATATCACATACCCCATTGTTAACCCAATAATTAGGGATATTATCATCCCAATCGTTAATCCTGTTTTGTAACTCATGACTTTTGAAATTTGGTTTTGTAGACTGGTGAGAATCGAACTCATCTTATAATCCAATCAGCCTTAGTATCACGAATGGCCAGTTCATTATTAAAATCCCTGGCCATTCTCTATTATCTGGGAATCAATCCGATTAATCCTCTTCTCCCTCTTCCTCTTCAACCTCTTTGTTTTCTTTTTTGGCTTTTTTCTTAGCCTTCTTGTCGGCTTTGGTCTCTTTCGGTTGTTCTACCGGTTTCTCCTCTTTTTTAGCCTTTTTGGTTTTCTTCTCCTCTTTTTCCCCTTCTCCCTCTCCGGCTTCTGCCTTTGCAGCTTGAGCAGCTTCTCTTCTCATTTTAGCCCGGTATTTTTTACGTTCTGCTTTGTCGTCCATCCCTTCCGGATAAGTGTATCTCTGAGCGAATGCAGATGAAGCCGGTTTCAATTCCTTGCAAGCTTCGTTGATTGCATCCAGATTTTCTGAAGCGGCATCTACTGCCTTTTGCAATTTGTCGTGCTCTTTACGGATTTTCTTGTCTTCAATTTCTTCCGGGTCTTTGATACCGTTCTCTTTCTTAAACGTTCTCAACTCTGCTTTTGCAGTTTTCAGGGTTTCTTTTGCTTCTTCTTTAGCGGCTTTAGCCTCATCGTAACTTTCAAACTTTTTCATGGTATTAAAATTTAAATTAATTAATATTTCCTATCCTTTGTATTAATCATTAGTCCTTGACCTGGTTTTCGGTGTTCTAGATTCAATAAATTATTTTAGTTTACCCATTTTAATGTTTTGGAATCAATATTACCCTTCTCTATTTGGATATTTATCCAATCTAATGCTAAGTCAAATACCATGTCTTCATCATCTTCATCAAGTTCACCCTCATGATCATTGATAAAGTTCTCTGATAGAGCTGTTGTATTGACATCAGCTGTCTTTGATAAATATAACTCGGGAAATTCTCTAATTTCCTTGTCAAAATATTTAAAAGCTTGGGTTCTAAGTTCCATAATCTCATTATTTTATTATTTTTATTGCAATGCAAATATATAATCCTATTTGATCAAATGCAAATCCAATGTTTCTGAGGTTTCTATTTTAACTATCTTATAACTAAGTATTCCCAACCTATTCAAGAGATACCTAATCTCTGATTCTTTAAGGTGGTAAATATACATAACTCTCGGTTCTGCAGTAGTTCGAGGGATAATAACTTTATACAGATCGCGTAGTGAGATTAATTTAACAAACTCATCTGTATATTGTTTCATCATTCTCAAGTACTGGTTACGCCGTTTCTGATAAGCCTCTCCACGTGTTCTTTGTCTCGGGTACTCCTCTTCAAGAGCTTTTATATTAGCTCTGATTTGTTGGATTTTACCAGCTATAATATCAGCTCGGTTAAATTCATTTAGCTCTAGTTCTTCTATTCCCATTTTAAAATCCTCCTATGTTTATATTCATTAGTCAGGGAACACTTGATGAGTTTTTTGGGTGTATGGTCCTTCAAAACGTATTTCTTAAAATCCAGTTTCTCCAGAACAATCACATTCTCACACATTTGGTAGAGATAAGACCTTTTCATCTTCGGTGTCCTACTAATTATATTAGAAGGTCTGGAATCCCTTAGCTCTTTTATTTTATTCCCTAACACTTGGCATATCCTTTTCTCAGCTAAAGCAATGGGATTACCCTTGACAAGCTTGTAGTTCTCCACTCTATTCTTAATCTGAGTAATCACTCTATATACACCCTTGAAATACTTGAGAAAATAACCTACATACTCTGATTTACCGTAAACTCTGAATGTATGGGTAATCTCTTTATCTCCCTTGTATGATATCCTATCAATACAAACTATCACTACTCCCAACTGAGAAGAGAGAAAACTAGCTAACTCAACCTCCTTTATGGTTAGCCCATGCTTTAACTCTATCTCTTTATAAAGTATATCTTGAGGAACTATCAACTCATCCCATTTAATGGTTGATACATCCTTCATAAACTGTTCATCTAACTTTTTCATAAACCCTGTATTAACAAAATAGGGAGGATTTTACCCTCCCTACCAAACATAAAATTCTAAGGTTGAATTAGTATGAAACCGGCATTACTTTTTACCTTTTTTACCTTTTTTCGGGACTTCGATATCAAGCTCTTTTGCAATGGCAACCCGGAGTTTCTCAACTTCATCATCGTCATCCTCGTCGTAATCCTCGACATCAATATCTTCGAGTTCCCCGTCATCAACCAATTCGGAGAGCTCATCGTAATCCATGTCTTTCAGGTCATCCCAATTGTATTCTTCACTTTCTTCCTCCTCTTCTTCCTCCTCTTCTTCGTCGTCATCTTCTGGTTCTTCCTTTTTAGCCGGCTTTTTGGTTTCTTTTTTCTTTTCTTTTTTGGCTTCCTTCTTTGCAGGTTTTTTATCCTCCTCTTCGTCGTCATCCTCTTCCTCTTCATCTGCCAAAACTTCGGACAATTTTTCCAGGTCCAAATCTTTCTTTACCAAAAGAACCTTTTCACCATCTTCTTCACCCAAGAAGTGTTTCTCATCGATTTGTTTTACAATTTTCATCTTTCTCTGTTTTTAGTTATTAATTAAATTAACCTTATTTCCTAAATTCAAGGTATATTAGTTCATCCAGTATTTAAAACCACTTAGAAGTAAGTTCCCTAGTTACATCCACTGCCTCAATAAATTCGGTTGAGAACCGGGTCCAAAGAGACAGTGCTATGTGATATCTGTAAAAAGGTCCATTGTCATACTTCCAATCTATTAATGTTTTTAGGATATTAGTTCCATAAACAAAGTCTTTGACAGGGACCTTAGTGTAATTTCTATTCCCTGGCCTTCCACCACCTAGGAATTCAATTATGTGTTGAGCTCCCTTCACCTGATTCAGGATGACCTTATCTGTAGTGAAGGTTTGTTTAAATCTTCCCAAAAACTTGGGAAGATCATCCTCTACACACCTGAGCAACCATATATCTTTTTGTAGTTTATGAGTATTGGCTCTCTTTATCCTATTACCCATCCTTTTCCTAGTCCTGTGAGCGTGTCTCTCATCTATGATATTGGCTGGTTTTACATCATTGATAGCTTCACTAATCAGAGGCAATTTCCTTGGCTCAAATATAGCCTGGTCTAAGGTAGATATCCTACAACCCATCTTTATCTTGAATTCATGGGGCTGAAAATAAACCTTGGCTATTTCTTCAGCCTCTACCTTAAACTGAAAAGGTTTATTGATAATCCCAGGCTTCAGAACATCTCTGAAGTCTAGGATATAATAATGCAAGTAAAGTATTTTCATGACTTAGATTTTCTTTTTGCCTTGTTGTACCATATTCCAATAGATTTAGGTGAAGCATCCGGGAAACTCTCCAATACAGTTTTCTCAGCTTCTTGTTTTGATAATCCCATTCTGAAACACTCAAAGGTTTTTGCTTTTGCAGTTCCAGCCATAACCCCATCAGTTGTTTTCTCCTTTTTCTTTCTTGGGGGTTTTTTACTCATACCTGCAATTCTCTTCATCTTTACCACCATCCCATCATCATCTCTCTCACCAATAAAACCCAACCGGAGTGAAGGATGTATGAGCTCTTCTGCATCATCTCCCATCGTCATCCGGAGTTTTTTCTCCACGTAGTCATCAAACTCATCCAGTAGTTGTGGGTTCTTTGGCTTATGTAAGTTCTCTATCCAAAAGGAGTACATCGTAGGGACATCTGCCTCAATTACTTCATCAAAGGGCATACCCCTTACAACACATTCTCTTTTAAAATCCCTTATACTCATCTTATCCGCCTTAGAATAGGCATGAGCTCTTCCTTTATCCTTTGCCATTATTCAAAATCTTCTATGTCAATATCCTCAACCTCTATTTTATCCTCTGGGAATTTATAATTCCAAAAATCCCGGTAAACTCTTTTAAAATCCTCGTTCTCTGGTCCTACAACTTCTGTGTAAACGTATAACACCCAACTAATCTTGGGACAAGGTATATTATGTACCATTTTATCCACTAACCATTCCCAAAACTCTTTCTGTGTGTTAGGAAATCTGGGAAATACTGGAGTGGTATTCTCCAACACATCTTTAAACAGGTGAGAGAACATAAACACCAGGTCATCCCTGTTTAATTCTCTAATCCCATTGTAATGCTCTAATAATACTTTATTTGCCATGTTTTTATTTATTATTAATTATTAAATGCAATGCAAATATAAGTTCTTTTTTAATCCCATGCAAATCCCTTGTTACCTTTTTTGCCCTTGAATACGGGATATTACATGTTTTCTGAAAACGTTGACATTCTCTATTTCCTGGAAGTTGATGGCATACTGTCTCGTATCCCTAAACTTGGGCCAGAACTTTTGTCCTGACTTTGCTGATTTATCCTCGCTCGTGAGATACTCAACTACCAGGTCAGCAAAGCTGTTTGCTAGCGTCTCGTTATCAAACACATATAAGTATAGATGTGTAAGTGCTTTTATATTCTTCTGAGAATACCTAACAGTGATAATTTTGTACCCCTTTTCAAACTCCAAATGAATGAGTGGTAAATACATTTTCTGATACTTCCCATTATACTCGTATAGCTCTCGAATGAACTCTATGGATTCCATAGGTATCCGAGATATATTTCTTAAATGTTTCGCTTCTCTCGCTTTATTCCTTCTCTTGTACGCTGAAGGTTCCTGAAGGTTATCAGGTAAAACCCTGAAATTATTCCAAGCATCAAATTCCTTGATAAGGTTAAATATATCCCTATCACATTCATTCCGAGAATCAAGGAGCTTATCCATCCCTTCAGTGATTAATCTAACCTGGGATTCTTTTATACTCCATACAGTGGAATTATACATCCTACTGATAGCTTCTTTAGGGGTTAACCTTTGTTCAATCACCCCCTGAAAATATTCCCTGAAATCCTTACCCACTACAGACTCATCTGGGAATAATACACCATAGGTCTCATAATGGGTTGTGAACATCTCAAAGAATTTAACGCATCTCTTTTGAATCTCCAACAACTTAAAATGGGCCTTTTGTACTATCTCCCCGATTTCCCATGAGGATTTCCCATGAACAGCTGAAAGGTTGAGTACCAACCTTTCTTCATCTGTAAGAATGTTCCAAGCTTTGTCGTTTTTACTCTTCATAATCTTCCATTTCTAATGATATGGTGGTATAAGCCTTATTCAACCTACTCTCTCCCACCTCTTCATAACCCTCTTCAAGGTAATCTGTACTGTTCATGTCGAAGTGGTACATGGTATAGTATATGTTAAAGAAAGGTACTGTAATTTTTAGTGGAGTACCATTTGACACTTCCACTGAAATAACCATGTTCTCCTTTTCCTTGTTTATCTTCTCAACCTTTCCGTATAACCCTTCAAATGGATAACCACTTAGTTTTATACTATCCCCTATCTTGATATTCTCTTCTTGGTTCTCACTGTATACAGATGACTGGCCAGCATCCTTGATTATACGGTTAACCTCTTTAGATGATACCATGGCAAAGTTAAACCCTTGGCTTGGTTTTGTACTATCTCTCAGATACCCAATAAGTAGGGGAATCTCTCTTTTCAGTTTTGTCAGGTAATCAATATCATATCTCCTAAACTTGGGTACTCTCATAAACCCAAAATTAAATAGGTAGGGAACATCCTCGTAGTTATTTCTCCCCTTGTGTTTCCCTTTTAAAACTCGAGTTACTGGTACCACTATCTCTATCCCATACTCCCTTTCTACCCTAGTGATATCAGTCTCAAGGAATTTATTCCTATCTATGTATATTATCATCCATGGCCAGTTTTTCATACTATTCAGTTTTGTAGATTATTTTACAGTAAGGTTTAAATACCTTCTTGTGTAGGTCTTTGTAGTTAATTTGTTTTAAGTCCTCTGAATTAAGGATTACTATCCCCCGATATTGAGATAGGTAAGATATGCAGCCATATAAAACAGGGTAGAAATTAAGTTCTCTTGCGATTTCGTTATAAACCTCGTTGTTCATCACCACGAAGAAGGTACCCTTTGCCATCCCGTTCCTATGGATAAAAAGCATGGGTACCTTCTTAACAGCCTTGGCATCTGAAGTACATTGGTCCCAGTAATGGTTTAACTTATCTGTATTCTTACCTTTAGTAGGGAGTAGGAGGTGTTCAAAAGCTATCTCTTTGGGGGCTTTCACCTCTATACTTATCCTACAATTTCTCTCGTGTTTTTTATCTGTACAGATAACATCACCAGCTATAGATGTCCTATTCTGCCACCTAAGTCCCCCAGATTGAGGAACTCTTGAGAACTCATACCCAGTCCACTCTTTCATGAACTGAGTAACGGCTAATTCTAACCTGTTTCCTTTCTTTTTACTATTAATCCTGTCATCCATATTGTCTTGTCTTTGTTTACTATACCAGGTAGCATCATGCTAGCTGAGTAAGGTTGTAAAACCATTAACATTTTCCAATCTCACTATGGCTGAGTTCTGAATATTAAAGTCTAAAAGGTGAGTTACCAGGAATATATTTTTCTCTTGAGCCTTGTCTTGCAGGATGTTAGCAACCACTTCCACGTTGGTAGTATCTAGGGATTCAAATAACTCATCTCCTATAAATAACCCACATGGTTTAGTTTCCTGAACCACTTCATTGATAGCAAAAATGGTTGTCAGATTTATGAGTTGTTGTTGTCCCCCTGATAAGTCTTCATAGGGGACTTCAGTACCATACCTATTCACCAATACTCTGATATCCCCATTGGCTGATTCCATATCTACCCAGAATACTACCTTGAACCCAGATAAGTTCTCGTAATCTTCTAATCTCGAGTTAACCTGTTCCAGTAACATATTGAATAACCAGGGTTTTATCCCCTTGTTAGAGAATGTTTCCTTAGCGAAATTAACCCGATTTATTTCTACCTGCAATTTCACCAATTTTTTCCTGATAACCTTGATTTTCTTGGTAAAGCTATCAAGCTTACTTTGGAGGTCCTCGATTTTGGTACCTGGCTCTGGTTCATATCTCTCGAGTTTTACCCTAATCAATTTCTCTTTCTCTCGCTCTATCTTACTCTTCAGGGATTCAGCTAATTTGGTGTCCTTTTTAGCTTCCAGGATTTTGTTTTCTAGTGCACTAATTTTGGAGAGTAAGTCTAAATACTCTTTCTTCATTTGATTTAAGCTAGAAAGATTTTCTATCTTAGCCAAAAGCTGTTTTTCATGTTGCTCCATTGCAAGGGTGTAAGCTTTAATATCCCTGTTGAACCCGTCAATACGAGCCCTGAATGTCTCAGTAGCCTTTTCCTTATCTTTTTTAGAGTAAGGTCTACCACACTCTTCACATACATCCGGGAAAGTATCAATGTTTTTCGTGTATACAGCAATATGTTTCTTACATCCCTTAATGGCAGCTTCATCCAAACTGATATCAGTCCTTAACCTGGATATATCACTTTGACATTCATTATACTCTTTCTCCACGTTCTTGTAACACCCCCTCTCTTCTACCAGTTTTTTGAGTTGGTCCTCATATTCCCATATACTGTCATTTTTAGAGTCTTCACTATCCTCTAACTCCTGTTCTAAATCTTGGATATTCTCTAGTATGGATTTTATTTTCTCTCTATGGGATTTATTCCATGACCTCTCTAGGTTTTTAGATATCTCAATCCTTTCCTTGTAATTAGCGATATCACGTTTAAGCGCCTTTTCCTCTGATTGTAGAGAATTGAATTCTCCACTGATTTTACTCAATAGGTTATTAGCCCGAGTATAAGCATCCTGAAATATAGTGACTTCAAAGGCCTCCTCAAAAAATTTCTTCTTGTTAGAGGATTTATCATCCATTAGTCGTTGTTGCTTCTGACCAAAAATGACCGTGTTGAGAAATAACTCCTTAGAGTATGAGATAAGTCTATTAATCCTTGACTGTACCCCTTTCTTATCTCTTCCTGGGTCAAGTTTACCCCCCGAGTAGAAGAACAATCCATTTTTTCCAGCTCTTCCCTCGACCTTGCCTTTGTATTCGAAACATCGTATGATTTTGTACTCTTCTCCATCCTTTTCAAAGTTAATTTCAACTAAAGTACCATTATACTCTTTGGGTCTGATATGCTCCCACATACCTACAGCTCCTGATATAGAATCACCGAATAAAGCCCAATACAGGGCATTTATCAGCTTACTCTTACCACTACCATTTCTGGCAGATATGATAGTTATCCCCATTTCTCTGGCTCCCCAATCAAATTCTAAGTATTTAATTGAGGCAAACCCCTCTATTCTCATTTTATGAAAGCTCAGCATCGTTCAGTAAGTCTTTAAGTAATTTCCTTCTTTTCTTTCTCTTTTCCCCGATGTAGTCAGAATAATCGTCTATCATACCCGACCAATCGTTCATTTTAATCTCATTAGTTGCTTTCCCATCCCTAGACTTAGTCTTGACGACTTTTCTTTTAATGTAACAGTCAAAATTTTTTCCGGGATCACCTTCGTATCGAAATTCCGGGAGTTCTGCCTTATGAAACTCAAACCCATGTTTATCCAGTACCCAATACCCCATATCTGTACCCATATCACATACTCTCATTTGCATGGGTGACCCACACATTAAAATATTTTTACGGAGGAGTTGTGGTTTATGGATATGTCCACATACTACGTAATCGAAATTCTGGAAGAAGGTGCTCAGTTTACTCTGGTCTCCTTTCCTTTCACATCTCATACCGTTTGTGTCTTCAGCTCCAGCCAATTCTTTGTGAATCAGTAAAACTCTCGGTGCATCATGTTTACTTTGGGAGCATACTCTCATTGCATTCTCTAATCCTACATCATCTCTGAGATAAGGTATACCGAATACTCTGCAACCATTTACTTCTACCATTGAAAAATCTATACACTTCATAAAGTTATACATCTCCGAAAAGGTTTTCACCCAGCTTGGAGATTTTATTGGGTCATCACCATCTCTATCATGGTTACCTGAAATGCAATAGACCATTTCTCCACATATATGGTCTATTTCTGAAAATGTTTGGCTCACTAACCTAAATAGCTCGTTAGACATGTGGCTTGGGTTATGAAAAAGGTCCCCAGCAATGAGGACCTTGTTACCTTTTGAATGAGATTTAAAAACCAAGTCTTTGAACCATGTTAGGAGCATCTTTGTCCTGTATAAATCTTGGTTAAAAGTATTCCAATCATGAATATGCAAATCACCAATACAATAAAACTTACCTGTAATCTTCATGGTTAAAATCATTATAGATTATATACTCGTATAATTCTGAGAATTCATCTCCCTCAAACCCCCCTATGTTTTCAATGATTTGAGACACTGCCATAAATCTTTTCTTGAAATCAGAGGCATGTATAGTAGCTTCCCTGATGATATTCTTCCTACCCAAGAACTTTAGGTTACCCCACTCAAAAGGGATATTTTGTTCATGGTAATAATGTTTCACGTTCTCCATGAAATACCGGAAGTCAAACCCCTTGAATAACAGGTTAGACTTTATCTGATATCCTTCATCTGATATACGTTTCCCATCATTCTCTGTTTCCCATGAGAATGGTCGTATCAACCTGATAAATACTACGTTGAAGTTCTCCAGGTCATGTTGTAACATCTCCATGCAGGCCTTATTATACTCCCTTTGTAATTGGTATGGTTTGTTACCATCCATGTAGTATATCAGGTTATCAATGATTGACCTGTCTGTTACAAAGTTATCATTGTCCCCCAATATTTTCTTCCTGTTCTCAAGTATAGCCATCTGATATTTATGGGCCCAGTTATAATCTCCAGATAGTTGGAGAGCGTGTTCATGGGATTTTACCCCAAATTCATCCCATACATTACTCGCTGAGGTATTAATATATGGTAACCCCAATTCTTTAGATACCAGTTTAGCTAAGGTTGTTTTTCCTAGACCTGATGCCCCGCTGAGATAAACTCTTAAATGTTTCATAGAATCCTTTATCTTTTAAGAATGATTTTAATGTAAAAGCTCCACAATAATTCTCGAACAATGACTTGTTCGGAGTTGGGAATGGTTGATTCTTATACCAATTGATTTTCACATCCCGCATATACTTTAAGTGATATGCTCTCAATGATATCAAAAAGTGGTTCTTCTTGTATATCTTCTGTAATGCGTTCTTACTCACTACTGAGCTTATCTCTGACCCTCTTAAAAAGGCTTTGATTGACCCATACTTTTCAAGGAATTGTTGAGCCCTCTTCTCACCCACTAAAGGATATCCCTTAATATTATCCGAGTCATCACCTACCAAAGTAAGGTAATCCACAGTTTGCTTGGCTTCATATCCTTTAAAGTGTTTGCAAGTGTTCACGGTTATTTTCTCTTGGCTATGTGGGTTATAAATAACTACATCCTTTGTCGTAGCCAACTGGTTGAAGTCTTTATCTGATGAGATGATTATGATTGTTCCCACTCTCTGTTTTTGCAGGAGTTTAACCACCGAGTAAATCATATCATCAGCTTCCTGGTCTGGGTTATGTACTACTGATACACCCAAATTGTAGAGTCCTTCCATTACCTCTTCCTTTTGCCTTAGGAAATCTTCCTTATCAAAATCCAATTTCTGTACCCGAGAACCCTTATAATCTGGGCATATCTTTAACCGGTGTTTACTCCTGGCTCCATCGAATACCGCTATTACCAAATCGGGTTGAAATTTCCTTACCTGAGCCTCTACCACGAAAGGTACTCCATATATAGCAGACGTGGGCCTACCACTCACGTCTGTAAATGAATTGAACCTGTGGTAAGCCCTGTGCATAAGGTTGTTTGCGTCAAATATTAATGCTGTTTCTACCATTTTATTCCTCCTCTTCTCCCACTGGGAATAGGTTTATCTCTTTCTCATTGAGATCTTCTAGTACCTTTTTAGTATTACTAAAAGTGTTTATTCCAGCAAGTTTAATAAGTTTACTTCTAATGTCTTTGTTCTCCTCCAAAAGTGATTGGAATGCGTCTTCTCCCCGTGCAATTTTATTGCCCTCTTTATCGTAATAAATCGATGAACCCTTCTCCCTCTTAACTGCACCAGAGGATTCAAGTACTTCGGCTAATCCAGCATACCTTGAGAATCCAGGTTGGCAGTAATCAGCCAGGAAATATACTTCAGTCTCCATTGTTGGCCTTGGTGGAGCTACCTTGTTTTTCTTCATCCTCAGAGAAACATAATTACCAACCCAAGTCTCTTTCCCATGTACCTTTTCCTTGATTTGTTTCTTACGATAAAAACCCATACGAATATGGGCAAAGAATTTCATTGCTTCTCCACCCGGTGTCGTGTTATGGTTAAGGATACCCCAAGTAGTAGATGAACCACCAAAATAGTTATGGTTACCATTTACTGTGATATCATATAACCAGTTACTCTTGGTAGGGTTTTTATAATTCCTTTCACCAGCTTCTCTAATAGATTTTATCTTTGACCAACATTTCTCTAGTCTAGGTTTTTCAGGTTGTAATACCCATGGTTTATAGTACCCCCTATCTTCAGGTAATAGTTTATACTGCATACAATCCGGGATATACTCTCTTATCAACCTAGATAATTTCTTAGATGACCCTGAGTTAAATATTATCCCCTTACCATTAGATTTTACTGAAGATACTAACCCGAACTTATGGAACAAAGCTTCAGATAGACTTTCTAAATCGCACCTATTTTGAGATATACCAATACTCAACCGTCTATCCCTTGAGTTGTGACCATCATCCATAAACCAAACTGCTAGAGATTTAAAGTCCATCTCCATTATCACGTTTAGGGGATTTCTTTTTACTGTTTCATTTAGTTTGGCCAAATCAGTAGTGTATAAACTCTTAAACTGGGTTATAGATTCTCTAAACTCCCCAAGAATAGGAGATAACATACCTATTTTCCACTTTACGTATTCAGGGTTATTCCTATCCCGGAACCCTATACAAGCAGTATTTTTACTCCTAACATGAGTTGTACAATCTGCAACCATAGTCCCAATCAGGAATTGTCTAACATCTCCTATTAACCTATCCTGATATACAGATAATATACTGTCCTCTATTGAAAGTTCAGTTGTGGTTAGCCACCCCTTATCTGTATAAAAGTAATGGTTCTCACTAACTACCTCACCAAAGGACCCATTCAATGAACCTATACCATCAGTAATTATAGAATACCATTTACTATCTCCTCTTGGTTTCTTTGTCCAACCAGTTATGGGTTCAAACTCAACCTCACCTCTTTGTTCATTATAGGTTAATACTTCGCCCTGAATCTCGTTCTCTACAATTTCACCAATGGGTAACACCCTACCATCTCTCAACCTTACCAGAGTATTATAGTGAGAACATTCGGGATCTTCGAACATAGTACCCAACTTCTTCCTAAGCTGGTTAATAAATATGCAAGTGACTCCCAAATCTGCAAGCTCTTTGCTTCTCTTCCGGAGAAAGTTACCCATTGCTTTAGCTCTGATACCCATCTCTGCCTTCTCATCTGTTTGTTCCATCTCCAACCTCTCTATTGTATCCAATGCTGCAATGGAATCCAACACATATAGAATAGGTTCATTATGAGTTAGTTTCTTTCTCAAAGCCCGGGCAGTTTCTATGGTCCAATCTGATATAACCTCGATAGCATTCTCATGGAATACCAAGACCTTATCCAAATCAATCCCATTTATTGTCCACCAATCTTTTGAGTAAGAACTCTCAGCATCTACCCACATACCCCAACCTCCAAGCTTTTGGCATATAGCTAGGAAGTCTAATGCTACCAATGATTTACCCGAGCTCTCCTGACCGAATAACTCGAGTACTTTACCAAATGGTATACCTCCCCCAGTTACCCAGTTCATCACTAAACTCCTTGATGGTAGCCATGGCATATTCTCCACTTCTCCATACATCTCAGAAGCCAGTGATACTTGAGAGTATTTGTTCATGATACTCTGCAAGCTCTTTGTCTTTTTACTTTTCGCTTTCTTTGCCATCAGTCATTTCTTTCAAATATAACCAATATACCCGTTTCTGACCCATAAGGTGGTTCTATTGTTTTTACTATTTTTACTAACCAACCCTCCTTCAACTGTTTGTCTATCCCCTCTTCAAAGTTAGAAACAAATTCTTTTACCATCTGTCTATACCGAGGAACATTTACTTTGGATGATTCCCAAATACCACCCTTGGCTATAATGTTATCCTTATCTATGAAGAGAGGTCCACTCATTGGACCCCCTTCTACGTTCTCTTTCTCCTTACTCATCATCTTCTTGTTTATGTTTTTTGAGTTTCTTAGCCTTCTTCAAGGTTGACTTCTCCTTCTTATCCTTTTTGGATTTCTTTGATGAGCCCATATCATCATCATCCTCTTCTTCAGGTTCATCACTGCTGGAAGAAGCATTACCCATATACTGTTCAATGTATTCCTGAGTTTTCTCATAAGAAGGAATAACCTCTCTTACTAAGGCCTCGATATCAACTCCCTCTTTAGGTCTGCAATTCTTGGGTATGGAGTTGTTCTTGCAAGGCTTAACCGTATACTCAGTATCATTTTTACCTGTCCCTGTTCTCTTGAGTTTAAGGTCATAGCCTTCATCCAGGTCAGTCATATCCCCCCACTCTTCCTCATCAAGGTATAGGTCAATAATCTCTGAGTATTGAGACTGAGCCAACTGCAACAGTTTGGGTTCAGGGTCATAGTCTTTTCTTTTCTCATCCTTGCAAAGGAGAACAGCAACCATGTATTTTTTCTTAGGAGAAAGGTCTTTAGCCAACTCCTTATCATCTGGGTCTTTGGATTTCTTTAGCTCCTCGTACTTCTCGTAGATAGCACAAGGCTCACCATAAGTCATGGGAGAATAAACTCCCTTGATATCTCCACCCAAGTAGAATTGAACTACCTCTTTTATAAACTCCTCTTCTTCTCCAGCAGAGAGTAAACGAACTCTCAACTCTTCATCTGCTTTCTGAAAAAGAACCTTACCATTTCCTTTTGTTTTGAGAGCTTTCTGTTTATCTCTCAACCTGTCTTTTAAACTTTTCTTTGCCATAACATAAAATTAAATTATACTTTGTCCCGCCTGATATTAGCGGATACTGTTTGCATTAACATAGATCTTTGCTCGAAAGCTCGTACACATACTTCAAGTATGTCAACATCTGCACTAACTGCTAAGAATTTCTTGTAATCATCCTGATACTCCTTGCTTTTATATACCATGGCTTCAGCTAAATCATTAGCCATTTTCTCTTGGCTTTTGTATTGGGAGAAGAGTCGGGACCTTGTCTTCTCAAGAATCCTTTCTCTCTCCCTCTTTAATACTAAAGCTTTTTTATGTAACATGGCAATAAAGGCATAGTGATTGGGCTGGTCTTTCAACTCCAAGTTAACTGAGTCATTGTCGAATGAAAGTTCATCTTTGAGATTAAAAACTATTCTCTCATCTCCCAAGTTAATATCTACTACAGTTATACTCGTGTTTGTTTCCCAATATTTTAACTTCTTTATCTTCCTTAGGTTAACAGCCATACCATTTTTATTTTAATTAGTACCAGACCAAGTTATAAATCCCTCTTTTCCTTGTAGATGGTTTTTATTGTTGGAAATCTCAAACTTATGTTACCAGCTTTATTGGTCGTCTCCTCGAAATACTTAACAGTAGCCCATTTCCCTATAATTAGTTTAGGATTCTTAAACCATTTCTTCCTATCCTCAATGGTATAACCAGAACCAACTGATACTCTGAATCCCTTATGCTCAATAATAAGGTTAGTTACCATGTCTTCTACTCTCCTTTTCTTGATAGGTCTACCCTGATTATCCAATGAATCATAGTAGTAAGTGAATGGTCCTGTCTCCACATCGAGTATCTGGTACTCAGCATCATCGAACTTCTTCATCTTTAAAACTACATCAGTTTTTATCCCTTTGTACCCTGCATTTTTATGGATTACTAACCCTTCCCATCCCTTACTATTAGCATCCCCGAACTCTTTCAAAAGAGAATCCATATCCTCAACCTTATGTTGTTCAAGCATAAAGATATGTGGATACTTCATTGTCTTTAAATCCTCTTCTAATTGAGATAACCTCTCAGCAAATGGCCTAGTCCCCTTAGCTGAGTTATGCTCTTCCCAAGTAACATAGTCATACACTGCATAGTGGGGTTCAGGTATAGTGTAATCCTTTTTCTTTACATCTCCAACTACCTTTTGAAAATCCTCATTACCATCTGAACCGATTAAGAATACCTCTCCTACCAACACCATGTTACGGATACCAGATTCTTTAATGGCATCCTTCAATACTTGAAGAGTTGTAAACTCATTACCCTCTCTTGAGTATGTCCTTGCAACTCCTTTCCCATCCACGAAAGTTTCACATCTAACTCCATCCAATTTCCTTGACCAAAACCAAGTATCTTTCTTGAAATCCAGTTTATTCTGGTAGTCAAAGAAGTTCTTGGCTCTGGTTATAGAGAACTGTGGAATAAGGTTTCTCTTCATAGTGGTGAAGTATGCAGCATTTATATTAGCTACGTTAATTCCCTGTTTCAACCCCTTGTCAAGGATACATAATAGGGTATCTGCATAAGCTGGATACTTATCCAACAGATTAATGCACCTGTAAAGTGCATTGTGACCAGTTAATCTCCTACTACATAAATCTCTAAACAAGTCGTATATAGAGTAATCTTCTGGTAAATCTCCATTCGGGTCATGAGTATATTTAAACTTCTCTATCCCTTTCTTGGTGACTCCAAATTTTTTGAAAGGGTTGTATGTCCACCAGAGTAGTTTCCTACATTCTGGATACCTTAACAGGACATTGGTTTTGACCGAGGCAGTATTTGTCTGCCTTAGGTCATCCACCAATCCTTCCAAACTATCTAATAATTTCTCATTATAATCCATGATAAATATTTTATTTATTGCAAATATAATATCCGATTATCTCCCTTGCAATTCTCGAGTTTCTTTATTTTCCCACCAATAGGGAGTGTAACATTCCTTGTATACTTCTGCATAATCAGTACCTCTCTCATACCCCCTAAGTTTTGCCCATCTTAAACCTAACTCGAAATCAACTGCCATAGTAATACCTTTCAACTTAAACCCAAAGTATTTTTGAGTATCTGGGTCCCTACATATATCGAATAACTGGTCTACCACTTTGTCATTCATATCTTTCGGGTCAAGATAGAACATAAGAGAGTCATGTATTGTCCCAATTTGCTCGATAGAAGATGGAAGTTCTCCCCTCATGATTTTCTCCCTAATAAGTATACTAGAAAACAATGCGAAATCCGAAGCAGTTCCTTGGATAGGAGCATTTATGGCATCTCGTAACGCTTTTGCGTGTTTACCTCTATCTCTCTTATTTTTAGCATCTGGTAACCTTCTTTTCCTACCAAACGGAGATAATACATAACCATGTTTCTCAGCGAATTTCATTTGTTTATTGACAAACCTTTTAACGCCCGGGAAAATCTCAAACCATTCTTCCAAGAACTCAAGAGCTTCTTCTTTCGTGGCTTTATGCTTATCAGTTGATAGGGATTCTTTCAAATGGTTTGGTCCCTGTTGATACAAGATACCAAATCCAATTGTGTTCCCAGACAGTACTATCTTATTGTCTTTTCTCACTAATAGGTTATGATCATCTACTGTTACCCCCCACATATCTCTTCCCCCTTCTGTTTTTGTTAAGATAGAATTATTAAGATCAACTCTAGTAAGATGAGTATCTCTTCTTAAATTATATCCCAGGTGATATCTAATCCTATCTCCTACTCTAGTTTCACTAAATGATACCATTATACCATTCATGTGTCCCATGGCCTGCATAACCTGGGCAGTTTGTTTTACTACAGTACTAAAAGATACATAACCTGTTTTATCACTAATGTTTGAATCCCAATACTGAGCCTCTTCTAAATATATCTTACCGGATATATGGCTTAAACATTCCCAACTCAATTCTTTATCTCTACTCACCCATTTAGATAACCACTGATATAATGGTTGATTGGTTTTCTTTATAATACAGAAGTAGTGTTTTCCATTCCTTAAGGCTTCTGTATAATCTATGTTACATAAAGCTAATAATTCCCTACACCTATTAGCTTTATGTTCTTTACTAAAACCAAACCTAATCTTCTCCCATTGATTCTTGGTATTACCATCAGCAGTGAACATTGCTAAAAACCTGGTTAAGTTCTCATCCTCAAACTTAAAATTAACCTTACCAGCTACTGGCATATACCCAGACTTATTTACTAGGTTCTTAAAATCTGTCCTAACCTTTTTCTGGTATCTTGTTACAAATAGGGTCTTATGAGTAGAAGTTACATCTAAACTCACAGTCCTTGATTTATAGGTATAGTTATCTTTTGATAATACTTTCCCATAAGCGGATGGTTTTACCCATGATATTTCCTCGGTATCAAAATTATATTGGGCCACCAAGGATTTACCATCATAAGAATCTAATCTTTGCCAACCAGTAGGTGTTAGTATCTCGGTATCACCTGAATAACATTTAGCTTGTTTTCTCTTCACTTTCCACTCCTTGTAATTTGGGTCATCCTCGTTAGAGTAAATCTTATTTATCTCATCGTAATCCTCTCCATATTTCTTACAAGCGGTAGCTAAGTGTATGTCATGACCAACCCTGAACCATTTCAACATCTGTTTATCCTGAGACCAACCTGCAACTACCCTGAACTCTGCTGCTGAGTAGTCAAGCTGCATCATCACTTTTCCAGGGGGGCATACAAACATTTGTTTAATATCACTTGCCGTAGTATCCCGTGGCATATTCTGCAAGTTAGGATTCCGACTGCTAAGTCTCCCCGTGACCGTATTGCAACTCACATAATTAGAGCGAGTTACATAACTATGCTTATCATTTACTGATAAATCCATGATGGTCTTCTTACCTATATACTCTACCCTAATCTTAGTTAAGTATATGTATTTCCATGATTCACCATTTATAACCCTTCTTACTTGAGCTTGTGATATCCCATACTTTTCAACTATTTGCCCTTGTGTCAATCCCTCTCTATGGTCTAACAATATTTGTCCAACAGTTTGAGTATCCAATACTGTCTTCCCATTGATAGCTCCGTTAGTAAATGCAGTTCTGGTATTCTTATAGGCACGTTTTGTATTCTCTGAGTAAGTGATACATTGTAAGTTCTCTGGGATATTATTTAGCGGGTTACAATCTATGTGGTCTATCACATACCCATCTGGTATACTGGCATTATTAAATGCTGACCATACTAACCTTGATACTGGTAACATCTTTTTTATCCCAGTGCCATTCCTTAACCCCACTCTACTATGTAACCTATTACCAGATTTCTGTACCCTAGGTACCATCTCATGTGGGTTGTTATAGTCTAACATACCTTGAGCACCTGGTATTTTTACTGAGAATATTTTACCTTCAGACGATGCTAAATAACCAGGCCAATTTGGGATTTCTTTAAATACCACTTCTCCATATTTCTTACCCACTTCTACAGGCTGTATATCTAACCTGGATACATCATGCATGATAACATCCAAGTCATATTTAGCTATCTTCCAAATGGGTTTAAAACCACGTGGAGTAAGTAATTTATGGTATTTCGTACACTCAAGAACATCTCCCCTATCTGTAGTTACCCTGTAAGTATCCAGTACTCCCTTGTTTATAGTATGAGTTACCTGTTCCCAAGTTCCAGCATGAGTTAATACATAGATATTATCTTTTACCACATCTTTTACCCCCACCTCTTTTGGAGCTATATCACCTATAACTATATCCCTTTCTTTTCCTACCAAAACCGTATCCTCAGTTACGCAACCATGGATGAGGAATGACCCATGAAGAGTGTTATCTGGGTTAAGTACATCCCTTATACCCACGATGTAGGTAGAATATAACTTGGTCATCTCTCGATACTTTAACAGAGTATCTATAAACCCAGTCTCATCTTTCTCTCTTAAATCGAGTAATACATCTTCACTAGTTGCTGGGTTATTGGTTGGTTTTTTGGTTTTCTTATCCTCAGTATACTTTATGATAGGTAACTTCAACCCATACTTGCTATAATATAAAAAGTCAATGAGTTGTTTCACTGACTTCAAATTTAGGGGTTCAAGGGTTTTTTGGTCACTCTTAGTTATACCAACTCCGGCTGAGTAATTATCATACTTCTTTTGTAGGTTAGTGATACTCCTTTGCAAGCTGCTAGCTTTACGTTTATCTTCAGTCTCATCTAACTCGTTAGTCTTTATTTCAATTTGTTCTAGAAGGTTACCCAATAGAGCTTTTTTAGCAGCCTTTAGTCTCTTCTTATTATACTTAACGAGAGAGGGTACTGAGTACATCTTCTTCTCAGCCTCTTCGATCTTTATTTTATAGCTCTCAACTAACCCATCAAGGTAAGGTCTATCTACCCAGTATCCCCTACTCTCAACTTCTGCCAAGTTATACGAGGCCATCTCTAACAGGTTCCTGTATAACTGGTAGAACCCTAGTTCTCTAACCCTGCTCTCAAGGTATATAGCTAACCTAAGACAAAGGTCAGAGTCCAAGGCATTATAGGGTGCAAGGGTTTCAAGTGGTACGTTTGTCCAGAACTTAACAGTATCCTCTGGAGTTCTCTCTGTCTCCTCTCCCTTGATTGAGTAGTTTGCATACTCGGGGAAAAATGAATAAGCCAGAGATTTCAAATCATGTGGTCTCTGCTCGTTCAACAGGTATTTCAATAGCATGGTATCCAATATAACTCCTCTTGGTCTTATACCATACTTAAGCCACCAACCATGTTCGAATTTAAAGTTGTGTGCTACCTTAGTTATCCTATCATTCTGGATTAATTCCCTACCTATATACTTTAGGATTTTCAACCATTTATTCCCCTTTTTATTCGGAGAATCTTTGTGGGCTAGTGGTATAACATAGGCATACCCAGGTTGAAAAGCTATAGATATACAAGTAGGGAACCCATTAGGATTTGAACTATGGTGACCAGATGTCTCATAGTCATGAGCACAATACCCAGTCACCTTGCAGTACTCGACAACTTTCTTCACATCAGCCATGGTAATGGCATAACTGAAGTGGTAGTTATCTAGTACTGCTCTGTTCATCTCTTATGCAATTTTTAAGTATGTTCCAATCTTTCCTGTACGAGTGGAGAGATGCAATGTTATGGTATAAATAACCCTGTTTGAGTTCTTTTAAACCTTTTGACCTTAGTACTCCTCGTATGTACTCTTTCAGTTGCCAAGCCAACCAAACATCATTCCCAAAGTGAGTAACCACATCGGCAGAACGTTGATTATATATCAGGTGTACCTGTTGATTCCGGATAATTACCTGATAGTACATGGAGCAAGGTACTCTCCTCCTTCCACCTATATAGGCTACATCCTTCTCCAAATCCCATACAGGAATAATTCCCTGGCGAGTATCCGGGTTTCTGAGTAACTCATTGATGACTATCTGTAAGTTACCCTTGGCATCTTCTGACTCACCACCTGGACAGAAGTTCAATCTCTCTCCATAGGCGTAATCAAACTTACCATTTACCAAGAATTCTTCCCAAATCTCTTTACGGATTTTCCAAGCTTCACCTGGATTTAAACCTCTCGGGTCAACTCTCTCGTTGAACTCTGCAATAGCCCATTTCTTTGTTGATTCAATATCAGTCTGGGTACCATTGAATAGATACTCTTCGTGGCCCAAAGATAGTAAGCAATAGGAGTAATTTAATATCTCCTTTGTCTCATAGTTAATGTCCCCCTCGATATTCTTGTTTTGCATGGATTTGGGAGTAACTATAGCACTCATCTCGTAGACATCCCTCCTTACCTCTGACATTAACTCGTATGCGTCGTCAAATACCCTCACGTCTCTTAATTTTTAATCGTTTAACATATTCTTTATCTCTCATCTCTTACTCCTCCACTTTTTCGATTGTCCCCCAAACATCAATGTCAGAGATAAGTTTAAAAGCTTTAGCTTCCTTTACCTCTTCATTAATCCTTGTCTTCATTTTCAGGTTCATCTCGCAACCTGAGAAGTGAGAGAAGATAACTGTATCACCGATGTTGTAATCAGTTACAGCATCTCCTTTTCTCACTACCTCTCCAATAACTGGTTTACCCTCTTGAGTATTACCTGGGATAATGATACCAGATTTTAATTTCTCATCTCCCTCGATAACCTCTACAAGGATCTTACTCGCTCCCACCTTTGTAATGTTTACATTGTCTCTGATTAATGAAATTTTCTTTTCCATATCTTTAGTATTAATTTTAATTGAATAGTACTCAACATGTTAGTGGGTTTATTGACCCGGTAGTTTGCAATCCCTAGCAAGGGTTTTCAATTTTGCTTTAAAACCAATGAACCCATCTTTAGCTATTAACTGCCTGCATATCCTTATATGTACCTTATATTTCAGGCTCTCTGCATAATCTGGGTCAGAGAATTTTTCTAATAGCTCCAACATTTTTTTGGTTACGTCATTCTCTTTCCCTTTCAATAGCTTATGGAGATCTTTGTGGATATGATATCCAGTTAATAACTCGATAGATGACCACATATTCCCACAGAATAAAGTAACTGCCAGGTCTACTCCCTCTCCATAGATATACTCACCCATTCTCTGGATAAGTAAGAAGTCAAATATCAACCTCTTGGTTACTTCTGATGACCTGATGTTAACGACCATCCTTCTAGTATCATCCTTGTGTCTCCTTTGGAATACCACTGAAAGTAAGCAACCTTTTCCCGAGTCATGTTGGTTAGTGAACTTATAGGCTATATTATATGAACCAGCATTAGCCCTTTCTTTTGCCTGTATTTGAGATTTTACAAGGTCAAGTTGATTAAGGCTAAGGTAGTTCGCAAGTAAACGCACCCACTTTTGTAAATGATAGCCGAAGAGACGGGCAAAATCAAACTCTGGGTCTATCCAGGCTTTATTAATATCTATTACAACATTATAAGCTATTAACTGAGAGGATACCCTAATCCCACTTTCTTTTAATTTCTCCCCACTGAACATAAGGTACTCATTTATTACTTCCCATGCATGTTGTGTTGTTGGAGCTGTTAAATATATCATACTTTCTCTTTTATTTTATATTCATTAGATACCATTCCCAAGATATTCTTTCCTCTTAAGGTCTTATTAACTGTATGTGAACTTATGGTTAACTTTTTGGCTATCTGAGATTGTCCAAACCCTATCTTTCGTAACCTAAATATCTCCCTCACAAGTTTCTCATTGCATTTGAAATTCCCATTGTTGTACCCAGAATTAGCTTTGGATATCTTCTTCTTTACTTCATCTGGTAGTGAGATACCATACCTTGGGTTATCTTTCCCTCTCAATGGCCTTGGATTTATCCTGCCATCCCTTACAGTTTGTTGGTTATTCATAAAATAATCTCCCCAGTAAAGATTTTTATAATAATCATTTAGTGGGTTATTATCCTTATGACATACTACATTATATTTTTCAGGATTAGGATTTTTTACATATACCAAAGCTACTAACCTAGAAGCCTTATACCATTTTTTTCTTATCTTAAACTGTTTTCTTCCCCACCTACAATTTATGCAACCTTTCAACTCTTCCCACTCACCACTCTTAATAGAGAAGAGATTACCATGTTTGGTAATATGGTAATCTTCTAATCCCGGGATTGGTATGTTCGGTTTCATATTAATATTTTGAGCGGATCCTAAACTCATTTATCTTGTTCTTCTTATAGTAGATATGGTAAATGCTTCTTGCTGTCATACCCACGAATGCAAAGAACCCAAACATGAACAAGGTACCCTCCATAAGTTTTACCCTGTAAGTTACCTCGTCTGTCATCATCTGAGTTTGTTTCCAGGGTTTATTCTTCAAGCAATTCCTTGCTATCTGGAATTTGTAGGTTGATCTCCACAATAGTTGGCACATCTTTTGGTCTCTCTCGATACCCAGTTGATTACCACCTCTCATGAACTCATCAGTGATTGGTCCATTGATTACCTTGTACCCAGGACAATATACCTTTCCTAGTACTGCCTTCGCCATTTGAGCACCCCTTCTCAATAACAGGTCAAGAGTATCATCTTCTGGTTCTGCCTCACAATATTTCCGGATATCTTCTTCCTCTATACCCGAGTAAATCAATAACTCAAGCCAGAAATGAAGAGCATCTGCACATTCTTCGTTGAAATTCTGAAGGAATGGCATCATGTTTGAACGGCTATCCCCTTTTGAGAACATCTCCATCAATTCATCGTAAGACTCGTACCCCTCTCCAAGTTCCTCAATCACTCTTCCCACGAAATCTTTAATCAATGTTTGGGAAGATTTCAAATTCACATTTACCGGGTACTGTGGTAGACCCTCTATCTTGATATAAGAATCAAGCAACACTTTCTGTAACCGATACATCTCAGTTAACCCTTTTCCCAGTGGGTAAACCACTTCTTCTTTTATGTCCCTTATGTCCATAACCTATTTGTTAGATTTATAATACTTTTTAATTAACTCTTTTAACCTATCTGAATCCAGGTTTAAATCCTGTCTCAATTTAGCTTTAATCTTTAATTTCGAATAGCCCTTCGATTTATACTTCTCAATCAACCTTTTTGCTTCCTTAGCATCTTTCTCATTTAAATACTTGGCTTCATCCAAATCTTTAAAATCTTTCTCCTTTGCTAAGAGCTCTCGTTGAATTTTGTTATTTTGCATCTGAGCTATGGCACATATTTCAATATCCCCACATATCTTACAATCCTTATCCCGTGGGTCATATTGTGTCCCGAAACATGGGTCATCTGGAGTACCTATCTTGCTCAAATCTATAGGTTTAGATAAATCAATGGTTTCCTCTGGTTTTTTCTTCTTTGCCATGTCTTGTTAATTTTTACTATAATAGTTTTCCTTTGTAATCTTCAATTACATTGAGCCCCTCATCCTTGTAATATTTAAGCCTGTGTTTTGAATGTCTTTTCAGATAAGTTCCTTCATCAAAGAAGTCATCAAAGTAGGTTACTTTCTTAGATTCATGAGAACGAAGAGCCCTACCCAATAACTGGAGTGCCTGTATAGCTGAGTCTCCAGATGCTAGGTTTTGCATATATTGGATTAAGGGCATATTCTGGCCAACCTTAATGATGAGTGACGCTATGAGAATATTGGTCTCACCTCTCTTGAACCTATCAAGCTTCTCTTTCCTGTCAGATACGTTGTGATGTATATACTCTATCTTTAGATAAGGGAATTCTTTCTTATACCTTTCGTATGTTTCCTCTACCTGAGCTATATACTTACATACTACCAAGATAGGTATATGTCCTTCTCTCACGTGATATTTAGCAGCATCTATAGCCCTGTCTAACCTTTCCACTCCATAAGTAATGGCAGCATCAAATTCTGATTTATAATCAGAAGCTCCAACTGGTTTGGTATTCCCCTTTCTCATCGTAATAATGATATTAGATGATACTCCCATCTCCACTAATTCCTTGTTCTTTATCACGAATGTTTCCTGTCCAAAGAAAGATTCAACAGTGATGTTCTTTACCTTATCCTTGTGTCTTAATGCAGTACCACTCAAACCAACTCTAATAGGGATTAGGTATAACTTATTTAATACCTTTCTAGCGGTTTTACTAGTAGCAAGATGACATTCATCATATATGAGTACATTGTATTGGCTTAGATACTTCCAATAATTCTCTATATTTCTCACCAGAGTGGGCAACATACATACCATGATGTCACCCCATTGAACTTCTTTCCCCTGCATATAACCCCAACTATCAAACATATCTGGTAAGTCATCCTTGAATTGGTTATATAGCTCGGTACCATTCACGATAACTAAGGATTTAGCCTTATACACTGAAGCATGGATTAGCCCAGCTATTAGAGTTTTCCCAGCATTCGTTGCTGCTCCGACTATACCTCTTGGGAATGGTACTCCCCCGCATGAGTTTTTAAGTATACTCCAGGCTGCCTTCCTTTGATAAGGTCTCCTCTTCAAATCTCCAATATGAACTGGCATAGCTTGGATTTGTGGTAGATTCCTGTTATCCTCTATATCATAGGGTACTCCATGATTCTCAATCCACTCTATCACCCTGGGTAATAGGCCAGTCTCACAATATCCCCTATCACTTACCATGTGTACTAAACCATCCCAACCATGTGGCATACTCGCTCTCATGTAAAAAGCTTGTGGGTGCCGGAAGGATAACTCCTTATAAAGTTTTTGGAGGACTTTTATATCCCCCTCCACTTTAAACTTGTTGTTATTCAGTTTGATTGTTACCATTTGTCCCACTCTTTAATAGCGATGATTACCAAGAAAAATCCGGTACATGTTATGGTCAAGGCAGGTGGTACCCATATAGGTGATAAACAGGTACCATAAGAAATATCTTCATAACCTAACCCAAAATACTTTACCAGGGTTAAAAATAACCCCATTACTATGCAGGTAGAATACGTTACTACCACAAATTTTAGGAACCAGTTCCTACTCTTTCTGTCTTCATTCTTCTCCATTATCTAGTGATTTTAATTTATCCAAGTTTAACCATGACATTGATTTGGGCTTCTTAGCACTCACCCCATTTTTCTTCATATATCTATATAACCTTTCCACTGCCTTATCTCCAACAAACTGAGATGGGAAAGGTATACCTCCTGTAAACGCTAACCCATCAAACTGAGCGTTCATGTATAGCTCTGGTTTTACTTTCACCTCTGCAATGTACTCAGCTGCTTTCACGAACCATATCTTTGATTCTGGTTTCTTTGAAACATCATCCACAATCCCCGTACTATCTAAGACAGCTTTGTTATATATCTTGCAGAGAGTGTCAGTTATATCTTTATTCTTATCCTGTTTCTCAGCTTGTAAAGCCTCATACTCCGTACATATCCTGGAATGCAAGGGTAAGAACTTATTTAATCCATACACTCGCATCATCTTTAATCCCAGTGTACAATACTGTATAAATGCTTCTCTGTTATCTAATTCAAAATCCTCAGCGAAGTCAACCGCATTAGAGGCTACATCTTTTAGTGTTGTCCATTCCTTACTCGTAGAAGTAATCAGGTTTATACCCCTATGCTTCATCTGTTTCCTTACCTTGAAAAGTATAGATGCAAATAGAACTGCACTATCCTTAGATGTTAAGGTTACCTTCTCCACCTTCTCTTGTATCTTCTTATTGCTAACTACTACTGCTCTATTTGATATCGAGTATGGGCTGGCAAATTTTAATAATTGGTCAACTAGATTTTCTTTATTTGTGTTAATTGTAATTACTCCTTGCTTTTGTAATTTTTCTACTACTAGGAGCAAATTACTCTTCCTAATGTGGATACTTGGTTCATTTCTTGAGGATACTGTATTTTCTTCCATGATTAATTGCCATTTTATAATTAATGAGTTCTCCGTAAGTTAAGAATTTATGCTTCCTTATCCTCCGTATGGTTTCTTTTTTACCAAGGTCATTTACATCTAAATAAGTCCCATTCGATTTCTTATCTTCCCAATACACTACCCTCACTTTCTTAAAGTTCACCAACTTTAATGCAAGGTTAACACTCTCCACTAAAGCATCTGGGTCAAGTAGTAAATCTATAGCCTCGACTGGAGAAGAAAGTATAGTGTTAATCTGCCACTCAGTTAGTAATTTCCCAGCTGTAGCTATGGCAGAATCTCCTATTGTCTCAGCGTTGAAAGCCCCCTCACATAATTGAACCCTCTTATATAGGTATAGAGCTTCCATATTATATATCACGTATGCTTTCCCTAACCCTGTCTCATTCGCTACTGGGTTTTTGTATTTAGTTGTCCCAGCTCCCATCACTTTCCTGGCATTAAAATATACCAACTGGTCATGCATGATGTAGGGAATTATAACATACCCCTTGTATGGTCCTGAATCACAATAACCAAATCCCTTTTGAGATAAGGTTGCAATAGAGAATCCCCTATTCTTAAGGTATTGCCTACATACCTTGGCTATGTGATTGGTACCAAATATAATATTGTGGTACCCCTCTGGGAGTTCTAGGCCATTGACTTTATTATTTATCTTTAGCTCTGACTCAGGTACCTTAACATCAAGGAAGTCCCAATCACCAGAAAAAACCTGTTCCCAGGCTTTTTTCTCAGTTTCAGAATTGGTTAACTCCATGATGGCTTGTATTGGTGGTTTATCATACCCACATCTAAAACAATGCGTGTTGCCAGTTAGAGGTTTTATACCAAACTTACCTACAGCCCCACAGAATGGACAGTTACAATTTATCCAGCCCCTAGCTTTAGGTACTGCATGAAGGTTATGTATAAACCAACCGTAAAGATGTTTTATCGTTCTCTTACTATACCTCGCCATAATGTGTATAACTTAATACTCGATCTCTTACAAATCTCCTGCATTGTTTTTTCCTTCTGATTCTCCAGTTTCTTCACCCATCAAATAACTTTCGAATTGTTTATTAAATTCCATTGCCTGTTCTTTATTCAGTTCTCTGAACTTTTGCCTGTCCATATCTACATTAAATATAGCTCTTCCTCTGGGTACTCCATCACGGTGTTCTATAATCTCCAGCCTTTGTAACCCAGATTCCTCCTCTTCCTGTGTACGATTTAAACCAAAAGCCACATTTACATGTCTTATCACGTCGATTGCACCCGCTATATCTTCTCCAACATACCTTGACCTCTCATGTTTAGCTCCAGTACGAGTCACGTGATTAGCTGACCAGTGTATCTCTATATTATGCTTAAGCATAACATTGGATATATCTGTATACGCTTCTGATATACGTTCTGATAAAGCCTCTTTCCCGGTATTAGAACCCATCTTACCCATGTAGTCAGTGATCAAAACATTAGGATAAAATCCAAAGTTCTCCTCAAGGTCACAGATTAACTTATCTACTGAGTTACCATTTGTTATTAACGCGGGCATACGCCTGACAACAACCTCTCCACCCAACCTTTTATACTTTCTAAAGGTTTTCTTAACGTCTTTATCATAATCTCCAGAAAGGATTTCCATTTTGGTTTTGTTACTCATGCACTGTTCCAGACGAGCCATATACTCTTCTTCACCATTCTCAAGGTCAACCACCAAAACCTTCTTTCCCATTTTAAGATACCCTACTATCACATTAACAAGGAAAGCCGTTTTCTTTTTCTTTGGCCTATCCACTATTACTATGGTAGCTCCTTTGGGATACCCACCTGCATTGGTTAACTTGTTGATTTGCCTGAATGGTGTTGGGAATATAGTTTGTACATCCCTTCTCATTAATTGTCTATCAGACAAACCCCCAATAAGAAAGGACCTTGTTAGGTCCTCTACTATTACTCTTGGTGATATTGCTTTACTTACTTTCTCTGAGAAGTTATGGTATTTATTGAAATCAAGGATATCCATATTCTCAATGGTATCCTTCAAATCTAAATACTGGGCGAATTTCTCTGTTTGATTTACTATATACTCGGGATCTTTAATCGCTCCCTTGAATAAATCTCTAGCTAAATCCCTTACATTGTTTAACTCTGATTCCAATAAAGAAGAAGTTACAGAAGTATCCTGTAAAGTCTTTCTCAACTCCTCCATGTAAACTGCTTTCCCGGGAACTTTCTTGAATGACTTGAAGTAATCTTTTATGACCTTTGCCAGGATAGCGTGCTCAATCAAAGTAAAATACTCCTCTGAGTACAAGTTAACTATCTTGTATCCCTCTGGATGCTGCAAAGTATATTTTAATATCTCGAACTGAAAGTCTGTATCAAACTCAAACTTAGCCATACATTATTTTATGTTTGTTATATTAACCATTAGTTCCCCTTGTTAATTAAGCACTTAGGGCATAATTTATAATCTAATAGCATATTTTGTGCCTTAGGTTATCAACTTATTAAATATTTATATTTATATTTGCACTACCAAACTATATAATAAAATCAGAGATATGGAAATTCACAGGCTAAAAGAAATGCAAGATGACTACGATGAAGAGTTATTCAACAAAATCTACAAGGATTGCAGTAAACTTATGGACAAACTCACTTTTGGTATTAACCCCCTCTACTATGGAGTTACAACAGATATTATCCGGAGCTGGTTTGATGATAAGTTTATTTATGTTTATAATAAGTATTATGGTGAGATGTCGGATAAATCGCTCAAGTCACATATCATCAAGGCATTACAACAATTCAGATGCAGGATTCTCAGAGGAGCATACACCCAGCATTCTGAGAAAAATATTGAGATGGTTCGATTAGATGATGAAGAGTATCAGAGATATAACATGGACATCATAGATGAGATAGAACCAGAGGTTGATGAAGAACTCCTCTCTAAAATCAAGAACTTCATGAAACAAACATTAAGTGAGGATGCTTACTTCTTATTTAATTTACAACTCAATCCCCCACCAATGGTTTTATCCCATGACAAAGAATCCCAAGATGCTAAATGGGCAGCATTCTTAAATCTCCCTCAAGAAGAATCCACTTATATTTACTTTGATAAACTCCGAGAAGAGATACAACGAGGGACTAAACGATGTAGGAATAAATTCAAGGACCAAGTAACTACAAAATAAAAGGGAGAGGTTAATTTCTCTCCCTTTCTTCTCACCATTAATTACCAAATATAATAAGAGAAAACACGTTAATAATTCTTTGGGGCATTTTGATAAATTGTCCACGAATAACAATTAGCTCCCATCATTAAGGGCATAGTTCCTTCCCAATTAAATACTCCATCATCTATATCATTAACTACTACCTCATTCCTGTACCCATACCTTGACTCATTAAACCTACCATGGATATACCATTGCAATCCGTTATCCCCTCTCGAGTCACAGAATTGAAGATACTTATCACCAGCTACTGGTGGTACACAGGGGTTAAACCAATATTTTCCTGAAGCTGACCTACCAGATTTCCAACATTGTACTGATAACTGCATGTGGAGAACGTCATCTTTTATGAAGAGTCCCATCCCATTTCCCCAGGCATCTTTGTAAGCATTATACGTATTAGCTACCATGTATTGTAACCTGCCAACAGTTCCACCAGATTGTTCTGTTAGGATATTAAAAGTATCTAGGCCAAACCCTCCTTTACCAGTGTTCATACCCAGTGAGCTAAAAAGTAATTGGATTGGGCTTGCAAAACCATTATCTACTAATACCCATTTCATAACCCCTTTCCAATTCATAGCTTTAACTCTAATCCAGTCACCCACGTATTTTAAGTATGGTCTGTGTGGACCATTGTTAACGCTACTCAAATCAAATGATGGGTCAATTATAGAATTAGGTAAAGCTATATGGAATAATATCCTTGTCCAGCCTTCTAGATTCTGTTCTCTCGCCCATAATGAGTTTGATACATTACCCATCAATTTGATTACCTTTTCATACCCCATCATATCTTCTGTAGGGGGGTCAAGCAACAAACAGCTCCTATGGTTACCATATCTTTGACTACCATTAGATATATTACCTGTCCATCCAAAATTATTCCTTGCCGCATCATATAATGACTGGTAATCCAAGTAACTTATACCCACTGTATTGCTGATAATAATCCATTGGGTGTTATTACTATAGCTATGGATATTGTTACCATTTATTATTTCAGTTCCAGCCATCAACCCTGGTGTAACGTTAGCAGATGGAAGTCTTCCCTTCTCCCTTGCATGAATTCTCCAGAATGATTCTCCAGCTTTCTTTGATACCAATACCCAACCACCGGTATATAATTCCGCTGTGATAGTCTCATTACCCGCTCTCAGTCCTGTTACTACTATACCCTTACCATTCAACCCTTGGTTAGCCCAGTTCTCACCGAAGCACAAGAACAATACTTGGTTATGATCAGATCTACTATCTGAAGGGAGTTTGACAAACCCAAAATTACCTGTTACTCCATTTCTTGTCATATACTTCATATCCACTACCATAGCTTTATATACTTCAGCTGCAGGTAATTCTGTGGGAGAAGTGCTAGAGTTACTCAAGTTGAGTGTGGGCATGTAAATCTTAAAGTCATTACTCTGGTTCAAATCATCATACTTGGTTTGAAGTTCATTCTGAAGGGCTACTAGGTTTGACCAGATAGACTTCTTCTTTGATACAGAGGTCATGGGTGGCTCAGTTTGACTACCATTTAGCTTATACCCCATAGTTGCATAGATTATACTTAAATCCTGAGCAAGTGGTCCATCTATGTAGTCATGTATATCTCCTAGATCAGTGTCTGTTTGTCCAGCATACCTTTTTAACTCTGTGTCTAGGCTCAAAAGATTTTGCCAAATGGTTTTAGATATGGATATCCAGTTAATATTACTTGGATCTTTATCTGGGTAACCTACCCTATTCCAAATCTTAGTATCTTCATCATTCAGATACTTCTTCAAAGCTACAAAATTTTCCCATACAGTCTTCAAGGTATTCAGAACTGTTTCTCCCTCCGGTTGTTTTTTTGGAAATCCTAATTTATCCCATAACTTCTTCAACTGATCATCAATGATATACAAGTTATACCACATCGTATATACTGCATTAATGAAGTTGTAGGTTTTAGGTAACCCACCTGGGTTGGCTGGTTCTTCTGCACCCGTGTAATTAGGTATACCCAGCTTGGCCAACATGTTAAGGTCTACTCTGTCTTTCTCTTTTAACCAGTTATCCAAGAATTTGAGGATACTACCAAGTTCAGCGAATTTACCAAGTCCCCCTCTTACTCCAGCTGACGTCACATCATCTAATGATAATTTATCTGATGACTTCATATCTGCGGAACCAGGAACTGCACCCATTTGATAGGTTCTTGCAGCTCCTGTTCCAGAGATACGGATTGTCATTAAAGGTGTATCATATTGATTTAATTGAGAATGGTCTGTTAACTTCTCAGCATCTCTCAACGTGTATGTTATCTCAAACCTTACTGGTACTATTGTTCCCACGTATGGTCTTTGGTAATATGCCACTAAGATATATAACCCTTCTTTAGTCTCACCTGGAACATTCACGTTAATGGGTTGTTCCTCATGTACCAAAGTACCATACTTGTTCATATACACTCCAGTGGGTGCTGATACTTCCCAGTTCTCTAGGGTTTTCAAAATCCCAGTTTTCTCATGAGATACTGTAAATCCAGTTGAGGTTTTAGCCAATGTATCAAAACCACAATAGATGCCTGGGTTTATTATCCCAAGCATCGCTTCCCTTAATTCATAAGATAGAACTAGGGCCCTATGATCTGTAAATGTCTTTGATGCCATATTATTGATTTCTTGTGTCTGTGAATTGGTGTAGTACAGTGATGTAATTTGTTTCTCTTGTTTTGATGTAACGGAGTAACCTAGTCACTAATCCTCTAGGCAGTGTAAACGTAATATCTAGCTTCACATTTACGGGCGTGAGATAATCTTCAATGACACTCGCTAGATTCTCCCTAAAATCTTCTGGGTATTCAGTATAGTCATTTCCAGGTACTACCGTAATATTTATTTGCTCGATAGCACAATCTGTACACCCATTACGATATTCCGAGTTATAATCATACCTGATACCATCCTTCCTATCCTGAGTGTGGAGAGTGTCATACCTTAACCCTACATCATACCTTGTTGTACTCTTCCTATAAGATTTGTGGTCCTCTGGTTTAACTCTCAACCCAAACAATCCCAAGAACATGTTCAACCCATTAATGGTTCCCCTGTTCCTATGTATGTGTACTGCATAAGCAAGGTAGTCCTTGTATTGCTCATAAGTTTGGAAGGTCTCATATCTCACGTCTCCCCATAGCCAAGCTATGTAACGAAGTAATCCCAGATGGTCTACTTCTGGGATTTTATCTATATTCTGCGGGTCATTAAGATACTTTAACCCCTCAATCTTGGGAATTAACTTCTCATCCCAATCATTCATGAAAGCTTCTGTAAACCTCTCCAATGGTCCCGCATCTCCCATTTTCTCTTTTACCTCTTCAGATAATTGAGGTGAAAAGTTAGGGTCATTTTGGTCATTTTGTTTGAACCCACTTGGTAGGCTCTCCATAAACCAGTTAAGTTTATGGAGAATATTATCCCTAGATAGTTTCATTTGCGTACTCGTGAATAGTTAATTGAATGTCCTCCACTTTTAAAACAGGAACTGAGTTGTCAGATACTGGAATATCTACGTTGTTCTTGTAGGTTTGGAACTCCCAAGAATCACCCTCTTGTATTCCCGGGTTGTTGAGTTGTAACTTGAATATGAATACGTCATACTCGAGTGTAGTATACCCATCTGAACCCGGTGTGGTGGATACTCCCTCGAATGTTTTCACTTGGGCTCCATTCTTAGTTATGATTATCGTCATGGTAGAACCAGATATCCTTGATATAATCAAAGCCCAATAAGCATTCTCCGTGGGTACATACCTACTCTCACCCCCCACTACTTCTTTCTTAAAGTCAATGTATCCAGGGAATGTGATTTGAGCTGCGTTGGGATTTTCTGTTGTGATTGCCTTTCTCCCGTAAGGTAATAAGTAAAGTTCATCCAACGTAAGGTGGTCAACAGCATCCAGGTTATCTACCAATGCAATGATATCAGAAGTATATATTGGCCTGTTAATGTCTGAATTGTTGTAATTATACTCATTGACAAGAGCCGTCTCAACTAAGAGTTGTATATCTTGGGCTCTCTTCCCATATTTTCCCCACACTGTCAAACCTATATAGATTTGGGTTTCTCCAGCTGGGAAAGCTTGTACAGGTACTCCCAATACTTTTCTCATGTCAACATAATCCTCAAGTTTCTTTAACAGTAACTCATTAGCTTCTCCACCATTGTCAGGGGTGATATAGTAAGAGATACCAGTCTCACAAGAGAAGTCAGCTCCTACTTTATCAACACCGGGACAAAGCTTGGCTATATCTATAAAGTCCTTGAAAGTTATTGCTCTATCTAAAGTTCTGAGAGAACAGCCAAGATGCTCTCTCATATCCTCTATGTTCTCCCTGTCTGAACCACCAGTTGCAGCATTTGGGTTGGTTATTAATAATGTATAACCCTCTAATGCGTTTGAAGGTTCAATAGTTGGGTTACCCTGGAAAGCTGTAATAGTACCTGAGTCTAGGTTACCATTAACCCCTTGAGTTATGTTGTAGGATAACTTAGCTTCAGCTCCAGCTCTTGGTATAGCTCCCCTAATCCCATCCCCAAATTTAGCCACGAATAATCCCTCATTAACATACTCAACCACAAATACTTGGTCATAAGGACTTGAGAACCCAAGTGTCTCAACCAAATCCCATTGTTCACTGTCTATATATATTGTACCTGAACCATCTGCATAATTTGTAGGTAATGGTAATACTGGATTCTTACCATCTGGTACAAGGCCAAGATCAGTGTATCCATCTGGAGTAGTGGCACTCTTCACTGATTGTTCCAGGTCTAAAACTATTAAGTTAGAACCTTTTCTCATCACTACGTCACCCATCTGCCTGAAAGGTACTCCATTAGAACCCAATAGAATATTCTCTCCCTTAAATATAATATCTTGTTGGGCTTCTGCTGGGTTCCCTTCTGAATCCATGAGTTGTACTGTTACCCTTGCAGTTGATGGAACACGAGCTTTAATCCTGTAATCAATCAACCTTGATAATTGGATCATGGAAGAGATGTGTTTGGCTGTGTAAACGTATAACTCCCTTGCAGAAGTGTCCACATAGTAATTCAACAACTCAGTCAGAGCAGCCATATAATCAAGGATGATCATAAATATATTGCTCTGACTATAATCTGTCATCTCTGGCAGTAGTGTCTTCACCCTATTAGCTAGGGTTGTTTTAATGGCTCTGTATCCCCTGTCGAGATACCCTACCCATGGATTCTCTAATTTCATAATGTATTGTTATTTAATGGTGTTATAAAGTTGATGTTGATAGCTATAGAACCATCTTGTTTTCTCTTGTATTCTACCACGTCAACCTCACACCTGGTCTCTAACTGAACTACCTTGTCTATCACTGTTTTCTTTATTAGAGCCTCTAACACTAAGTCATCAGGCTCTTTGATAGTTTGGTATAAACCAGTACCAAATTGTGGGTTGTATGGTCTCTTGTTCAAAGGGAAAAGGAGTATGTTATTTATTGAACTCCTTAACACTTTGCTTGTTCCCTTTAGTTGGGGTCTTACCTCTCCTGAACTGTTTTGTTCAAAAGTGATTGGGAAACATAACCCCATAATATTTCTTGTTGCCATGTTATTTATGTGCTGGGTGTGTTAACGTCTTATCATCATATTCACTAGATGCAAATTCTGAGATTGTACCTGCATAAGGTACTGTTGGTGCTGAGGGAGAACCCATTCCCGCAGTTGGATGAGTGTGAACTTTATAATCGTTTATCAAGGACATTAATTCTTTTTGTAATTTGTTCAACCTATCAGTTAAAGCCCCAATAGCTACTGCATTCTCACCCCCACCGTTTATAATGGTTTTACCTTTTCCATCTAACTCAACTGAATCACCACCGTTACCTATTAATTTGATTTGGCCTTGGCCATTCATCTCAACCCTTGAAACAGTACCATCTTCTTCTACTTCCACAGTTAGGGATGGTACTCCCAAATCTATTTTTATAGAACTTCTGGTCTTCATGTCTTCATCTTGGAATAGAAATTCTAGGTTTGAGTTAAGTTCATCTAGTTTAAATGAATTTCCTTTTGGAGTAGTTATTTCTATATAACTATTTTCTTTACTAGTATTTGATTCAGGATGCTCAGAAATTAATAATTGATATCCCTTTGGAGTTCTAAACCTATAAACTCCCTTTTTAAAGTTTATAGCATCCTCTCCTTTAGAACCTTTCGAAGGTATGTAAGGTCCAAAACTCCATACTGGTAAATGGTAGTCCCCATTCAAAAACTCTATTAAAACGTTATCCCCAACATTGGGTATAATAAATGAGCCATAAGTTGCTCCCATCCACTGACCCTTAGGTACAGCTTGTACTGGTAATATGCCTTTACACACTGAGGGCACTGAGACAGAAATACGGCCCCTACCAGTTGGGTCGTCATTCCTAAATACTACTCCGGAATAAGTACCGTAATACTTACCCCTTCTCTCTAGTCCCTCTTCTATAATATCTCTTAATCGTCCCATTACTTTAATTGGCTTTGGTCAATTCCCCTGGCTCTTGCGGCATCTATATAAGCCTGTTGAAATTTAGGGTCATTGGGTTTAACGTAATTAACTCCAGATTCTCCAACAGCTATACTACCATCTGTTGGTACATTGTATTTGTCCACTCCCTCTTGTCCCATATCTGTAGGCCAAGCTTGAGGATTAGAAGGACCATTCCAGATAAACCTGGTGTTTACTCCAAATATAACTGAATCAATGAACCTTCTTCTTATATCCTCTGGGTCATAGTTCGTGAACTCCCTTACCTCATTCAACATGACAGTAGAAGTATCACCTACTTGCCTACACATCTCCATAGTAGTTTTATATCCCCCAGAACCAGAGATTGAATGTCTCACAGATTTAACGTAGTAATTCCCAGTATCAGCCCCCAAACCTGTTAGTTTTACTACCATACCATCCATGATAGTTGGGTCTCCCTCTATGGTAACAGTAGCAGTTACTCCATTCATAGATGCTGCCATCAATTTATTGGCTACATTCCAAACTGCGTCACTCGAGATTTGTGGTTGTATATAAAACAAATGACCCGAGAACTCATTGGGTTTCTTGGTTTTCTTGTTTATAGAATCTATCGTGTAAAACGTATTGTGTTTCACTTTTGTGATAGGCTCATATTGTGGTAGTTTAGCATTTGCTCCTGCATTACCATGAGCTGTACCTGAACCAAGTTGGTCTATGATTTTTGCAAACCCAGACCTATACACTGGATTACCTTCTTTGTCTTCTTCAGCCTCATACTCGTAAAGATATACCTTCTCAATACCCGCATCTTTCTGTAAAGATTGGGCTGTAGCATAAGCTGCCCTGAAGGCATCATAATCTTCTAGGCTTATTTTCATACCATCTAACGTGTAAACCGTATTCTGATTAAGCATGAGTCCTTGCCTATTAGCTTCTACTACTCCTTGTCCCACGTATGGTCCCTCAGTGTATTTACTATCATACTCGTAATAAGGTTTAGCCTCTATGTAGAGAGATGACGGAGTGTTAAACGCTTTTGGGTTATTATTTAAAACCCCGTTATAGATGTCCTCCATAGTTTTCAGAGCTGTATTGTATTGTACAACCTTACTCACTGTACGAAGGGTAGGATCTTGGCCACTTGATTCAGCCTTATCCTTATCTAAATCATCTGCGTTATATTTGATGGTACAGTTAAGGATAGTATTATCATCTGAATAGAAGTTGAATTGTCTTTGGTGGTTCCCAGTTATACCCCTACCATGAATCAAGAAAAGGTTACCTCTTCTCGTAACATACCAAGGTCCTTCTGGCATGAATGATAATATTTGGTTTATTACGGCCATTATTTTATTTGCCGTAGTGTTTATAATTCTTGGTGTTAACAAGAACTCTTTTACTGAGTCAGGTAAATCCCCCAAATCTTTGGCAGTCACTTTCTTATCCTCTTCTGGCCTTTCAAGGATAGAGTTATCTCTATATGGTCCAAGATATACCTGCTCATCTGGGTCCATCCCAGGTGCATAAGGAGCCTTCGAACCACCACCTAAAAACCTCACTATAACGTTATATGAATCCCATACAAATTGAGGAGGTATATACCCATTCCCCTTCTTTACCTTGTTACTTTTAAACCCGACTTTACCCTTATGAGTTATAACAAGTTCAAGGTTCTCCCCACATACTCCCATTATGTAGTCAAGTGGAGACTGCATGATAGTTGTGGTTTGGTTGTCTTCTTGGGGACCATATTCATCAGTTTCATTCTCATCCATGATAGCATCACTATCTGGTGACATTATATCCAGTGGGGATGATAAAGAGGATAATGTTATATTTGTAGATAACCCCTTCTCAGTATATTTTCTTGTAACATCTCTGATAATATAAGGGATTGCACCAGACATATTCCCATCAGTGTACCCAAATGACATATACACTAAACCTTCATAAACAAAACCACAGGAATGTAATAAAGCTACATCCCTGGACTCAAAACCTAATTCTATGTCATCCTTACCGTCATCCTTCCACTTACAATCAAACATTGTTAACCGTATGTTTGACCCATCAGGACATATCTCTAACCCTGTTGGAGTGGTTAAACGTACTGTAGGTATCCTAGTTCCCATAGTTCATTGTTTCAAGATTATCCCTATTAGGGAAAATAAATTCTTTACCAACTGGTAATTCTAAGGGGTCTGTGAATTTATCTTGGTTGTAGGCAGCTATGATAAACCATAAGTTATGATTACCATAGTATTTCAAAGATATATCCATCAGTGTTTCTCCAGAAATAACAGTGTGATATATTGGGTTACTCATAGTAAAGATAGGAACATAGGATAAAAGAGCATCTGGTTGGTTGGTGTCTTCATTCCTATATAACCTTCCCAAATCGTATAGGTTAGTGTTTATGTTCATCTCTGTGTGGTATTAATCACCCTGTATTGGATATCTCCCCAAGTGGGATTAAATTTAGATACCCTTTGCAAGGTTATGGTTTGAATAATATGTAAAGGAACTATCTTACTCTCACCCGCTACTCCCGTGAATTGTTTAATCACGTATGGTGCTGATATGATAGTGTAGTCCACATCCTCCACTCCTAAAACTCCAATAAGGTTTATCACCGGTGGTTGTCTCTTGTACCCATCAGATTTCGAGTAAGATTCAATCTTCTTGCATAAAGCGAATACTCCCGTGTAATCTCCTTTCGTAGAGTACCAATCAATGTCGAAAGATACAGTGTCTTTCCCACCCAAATATTGTAACGGTGGTGAGTTTCTCCCGAAAGCACTGATGTTAACCCAGGTTGATTCTGGTTTAAAATCCATATCACTGGGAATGAATGGTAACTCTATCTTGTCAAAAGAATCTCCCTTTTCAAGGTCATAGAATGCAAGGATGTATAATTTCCTACCAGTAACCGGTGTTTGTTGATTTTGCTCTTCTAGTGCATTTTTAATGGTTGAAGCTGCATCTATATAAAACGTCATTCCAGTTTGGTTATACCCATTATGGGCTTGCTCAAAATCTCCGTTATTGATTAATGCAATTACTTTACTCTTATTTGTAGTTGGACCAATCTCTAATGGAGTTTTCTTATTTATAGCCTGGTCTCGGTTTCTGATTATAGTTGTATTGGTTGATGGTATCCCACCTGCTTGTGGTCTCAACTCAGATTTCACGTAAGGGAATCCTCTCTTAACATACCCGTAACCTAAACCTGTGGGTCCAGTGGTAGTACCCAAATCTCCAACAAGAGTCTGGGTACCGTAGGATAATCCCAAATGTCCCAACGCTCTCCCAGCAAAACCACCAGGTACTGGGATATTCTTTAAAGCGTATGACCTAGCAACGTCTATTGTTTTCTTCGCTGTAGGTACAAATTCAAATTTTAACCTTGCCATATCTTAATCTCCCAGTTGTTCATTTATAGTGTCTACTACCATTTTTTGCATACTTGCCTTATAAACCCTTTCGAATGTTTCATCCCCTATCGTGAAATTTAAATGGATAATGGGATCTATGTTAGTTCTGTTTGAAGTGACTTCAGCCGGTGTAACATCTGAACCAAACTTACTTGCAGCAGCGTTTACCCCATACAAATTCTTTATAATCCCAGGGTCTAAGGCTGATTTCATGGCTTCTGCTTGGAATGACCTTAACTCTCCTTGATGAGTGTTTACCCATTGGTCAAATACCCGGATTGGGTTTCCATTGTCTATTAGGCCTTCTGCATCCTTTTGGGCCATATTTCTAAGTATATCTGTTTGTTTCTTCTCTTCATCATTGTTCCCAGATAGCCAAGACCAAAGAGAAGTTCCAATAGAAACTAACATAGTTATAGCCAACCCCCAAGGACCAGTAAGGAATCCAACTACTCTGCCAAGTAAACCACCAATCCTTGTAATCCAAGGTAAAGCCTTACTGAACCAACCACCTATTCTACCTAACCATGGCATCCAACCTAATAACTTAGACCAGAATCCCACCTTACCAACATTCTTTGCTGCTTGAGCTGCTTTCTCAGCTTTGGTTGTACCAGGTGCAGTACCAAACCATGATACTCCCCAACCTTTCTTTATCTCATCTGCGGTAGCTGGTCTATAATTCTCTGGTGTGTATTGTCTTCTGAATTGTCTTGCTGCTTCTCGAGTTTCAAATACCTTATTACCTTGTTGTGGGTTATAGATAACCCATTGCCCATTCATCTTTTGTGGGGCTGTCCATGGGTTCTTTCCCTTTGTTGCTTTCACGTATCCAGCCCAACCCTCTGGCATTGTCTTCTTTCCCTTTGCATTGGTATAAACCATTGGTCCCATACCAACTCCTCCCATTGCCATAGCTCCGGCAGCTCCTTGAGCTTGATAAGCCCTTGTTGTACCCATTACTGCAGCAGTAAGTCCTTGTTGAGCAGCAGTAGCCCCAAATATAGCTTTCGTAAGGGCTGACATAACTCCTGTAGCTTTGGTAGTACCAGATATTGCTTCACCAGTAGCTAAGTTTGATTTTATCTTCAAGATATCCATACCCATACCAGCTAACCTGATAGCCATCTTCCACAATCTGGATAAAAATAGTACAGTAGTCATGGGTATTATAAATGATTTCACAAGCCCGTTTTGAGCTAAAGATACTAAACCTCTCAATACTCCATTAATACCTTTTAATAAGAATTTCAAGGTTGGGGTTATAGCATCTGTGAATACAATTCCCAGGTGTTTCACCACAGTGATGAACTGGAGTATATGTCCATATAGTGACTCCATTCTCATGTCCATGATTTCCTGTGATTTACCAGCAGAATTGTTCAAATCATTTATGAAACCTTTTAATTGGTCTCCATCACGTACTAACAATGTAGCAGCCCGTTTACCACGAACTCCAAAAAGGTTATCCAAGATGTTTTGTCCTGCAATAGTACCAGTACCTACTCTCTTCATAGCTGCCTGAAGTTTCTCAAACACAACTGGTAATGAAAGCATCCTACCCTGTTTGTCTATGAAGTCTTCAGTGGATAACCCTAGTTGTTGTAACGCTTTTACTTGCCTACCTGTTGCCTGTGGTCCTAAAGCCCTAGCAAAATACCTCATGGCATTCTCCATAGCAACACCAGCCATAGAACCCTGTATACCGGCATTAGATAACAACATCAACCCAGCAGTTAATTCTTGCAAGGGTATATTTAACGAGTTGGCAGTAGAACCAGCGTATTTTATACCTTGAGCCAAATCTACTAGGTTCGTATTAGCCTTAACAGTAGCAACAGTAAGAATATCTCCAACAGAGGCAGCATGTTCTACCCCAAGCTGGAAAGTCTTCATAATATTGGTCATGATATCAGCAGTACCAAGCTTACCTTGTAGAGTTGAGTCAGTGGCACCTGCCAAATTTACAGCAGCTGGAATAGCGCCCATAATCTCAGCATACTTCATACCAGCCATACCCATATATTTCATAGCATCTGCAACTTGGTCAGAATGGAAAATCGTATTCTGTCCTAACTCCATTGCTAGCTTATCCATTCGAGCAAGCTCTGCATTGGTAGATTCTGTTACCGCTTGTACAGAAATAAGGGTATATTTGTATCTTGCTCCAGCTTCTATAACTCTACTCAAACCATACCAGGCTGAAGCCATGGCAACAGAAGTAAATCCTAGATTCCTGTAGAATTGTGATTGTGCTGAAGCCAAAGCAGCCAAGTTCTGTTTAAGATATTGGGACTGTTGGTTAATACGAGTTGCGGGGCCTGAGAATTGGTCCCGCAACATAACCGCTAATCCTACTCCTAAAAGGGTGTTCGCAGCCATAATCTATTTCTTTTTCAATTTATCTTGAAGCTCTTTATTTTTAGCTTCCATCTCATCTATAGCTTTGTTTAGTTTCTTTAAAAGGCTAACCCTCCTTTTTGATGGCATCCTTAAAAAGTCTTCAAAACTTCCCACGTTAACATGGTTGACGGATAGGAATAGAAAATCATTCTCTATGTCAACCGTGGAGATAAAAAATCCTCCAACTGGATTAAAGGTATATCCAGCTCTTCATCCGGGTTATATGGATTTACAATTTTTGTTGATATAGTTGAATTCCCATCATCAAAATCTGCCATAACCTTTCTCAAGAAAGCCATATCCCTAGGTGTGAATTGTTTGAACGAGGTTACAGGTACATAACTCCCGTTAAACTCTTGAGCCAATTCTCTACCTTTCAAAAGGGAGTTTGAATTGATGTCATCCCCCAATTCCATCAGGTAATGTTCCAACCTACCATCTGGCATCCGAAGTCTGAAGTTCTTTCCTTCCATCTGGAAATAGATGAAGTTATAATCGTGTACTTCACCAGTGGCGGGGAAAGGTTTTATATGATACTCATTGTAACCTTCATCCTCAGGTGTAGCCGGGAAAGGCTTTGAGTAATCAAACAGGTAATTGTTCAAATCTTCAGTGTAATGTACTGGTTCAGTTTTCTTATCCCATTGGTATTCGAACTCCATCTCAGCCCCCAATGAGAATACTCGAGATTGTATCAACAGATAATACTTATCTGACAACCTCATGTCTATGATGTCCTGTAATTTGGGTTTACCTTTACCGAAAAGATCTACCACGATATTACAGAGAAAAGCGTTTATGTGGTTACCAGCCTTATTCAAACGAATGCTTGAAAGCAATTCTTCATCCTCTCCATTCTGCATTCTTATAGTGCAAGGTAATCCACTTGGTAATAAAAATTCTAATGTGTTTTCCATATCTCTTTAGTTTATATTGGGTAATAGTATAAGAACAAGTAAACCCAGGCCTAAGCCTGGGATACTTTAAACTATACCACCTGTACCGGAGGGAGAAGAGTAATAATCTACTGCGAACTCGATAGTTTCAATTACATTGTCAGAACTCATACGATCAAGCTCCAACCCATTAATCTTGCACGGCCAGATACCATCAACTGTATGTTTCTCAGTAGTGATACCTAACTCATCTACCAACTCGATAGTAGCCGAATCTTTTGCAACATCTATCGGTAAACCAACTCCTAACATGGCATTCTGAATAGAATGTATCCATACTCGGAGAGCGTTATCATTCGCGTTGTTGGGTTTCAACTTCTCGCATACCAGGTTGGAGAAATGTACCATACCAGGTGTTTTCACCGGAGAGTTTATCTCCCCATGCTCCACTATGTCGAGTTCAATATCTGGAAGAGTTACTCTCTGGAACTCAAATTCATTTCCTTTTAAGGAAGTAAAAGAAATTCTCCATTGGAATTTCTTTCTGGGGTTACTAAAATTTGCCATATCTTTTTATGCTATTTCGATTCCTACTTCACCATCACCCTGTACGAGCATGATGTTTAATGTTACCTCAATCATCGGTACAATCAACCAAAGTTTCAGGTAAGCTTTATATTTACCCATTTGAACGTCGTTCTTCTGGTTCACAGTTAAGGTGTCAAGAGAACTTGCATCCTGGTCACCCATGTACTCGTACTTCCAAATAGCTCTAGTGGATGTTCTTGCCAGGTTATCCAAGAATGGTCTAATCTGGTTCCACATAGCCTTGAATGTCACAGTATCACAAGGTTCTTTCAAATAAGAACGGTATACCGGAATCATTGTATTCTTGATGTAGAATACCAAGAACATGGATGATACAAATGAGAGAGCTGAATTCGTCTTCTGAGAAGTGTAAGATGAAGTCCACTCTATAGAACCATCTCTATAAACCATCGCATTTATACCATGGTTGGCCAAGATGTTCAACTCAGAAAGCCTAGCTGGAGTACCAAAATTCTGAACTACTCCTAATGCGTTGAGAACTGTAGCACTCTGTTTTGATGCAGGATCGAACCAAGCTCCTCGGTTGTTATGGGTCCATACTGTTAAACCAATGGTATCTGCAATCTCATCCAGCTCAATCTCCATGTCAGAAGCCGTGTCATAATGACGAATACCCCCAGTTGAGATTTGAGCAAACTCAGAATCTCCAACAGCTTCATCTTTTGAAGATGCAGCTTCTTCAGCTTTTCCTGGAACTGCCAAAACAGAACCATAGTAAACCATATCCTGTCTCAATGTTGCATAGGCAACACCAGCTGTATGGATGGCATCAATCCTTGCACCAGGAACAGCGACAATCATTGAATCTGATACTGTGTCGAAAGCGTGGAACCCATTATCTGTGCCATCTCCAATAAAGTCAGAGTCAGTTACAGGAGAACCGTCAGAACCATCAGCAAATACTGTTGTTGCAGGTACGATCTCTACTTTCGTAGCTCCCGTTAAAGCAGGGGCAGTTGAGGCTTTTCTGAAGTTGAAGGTTGATGATAACTTGTTAAGGTTATTCAAGAATGTTTGTTTCTCCCATTCAATGTTCTTGTCAGGCATAGGTACTGCTGAGTATGACTCACTTCCATCAGGATTTGAAGGCCAAGTCAACTTGATATCAAAGGCATTGGGATTACCATTTGTAGCGACTTTCACTTCTACCTTGATACCATTGTAATCAGCACCAGGATATTTGGGTTCTACCACAAAAATCTCAGCTGACTTAGAACCTGAATCTGTTGTGATGTTGGCTTCAACTGAAATGGCGGTTGCCTTCTTAGGTTCTACTTCAGAAGCCGTTTCACTTTCTCCCGCTCTATGAGTCACGCGGTTTATTCTCAATCTTGCTCCATAGGCTAACATCCGTTGAACGTAGATATGGAACTTATCCAAACCCTTGGCATCAGATCCAAACATGCTCTTCAGAGCGGCACCACCATAGAGAGCCTCAAATTGATTCATTGTGGAAATAAGGATTGAAGGATCATTTATAGGTCCCCTTCTCGTAACTCCACTTACACAAACTATCCCTGTGGCAGGTACCGATGCCTGTTGGGTAAAGTCCTGTACGTTTACATTAACTACTGGAGTGTTCATCGTTAAACTTTTTTAGGTTTTATAGATTAAATTAAAGTATTGTCACTATTTCACTTGGAAATATAATTGTGTTTCGTTCACTTGTATAAGGTCCATGAAAAGGTTAACCTCAAGTAATGGTGATATCCCCTCTTCCTGAGCCCTTACTACAACTACATCCCATGCATCTGGGATATTATATCTGTATACATCTTCTTGTGTATTATTCTCTGCATTCGGGTATAGGTTAGAGGTCAATAACTCACAAAAGAAAGTAGGTAACTCATCAGGTAATTCTATACCATCATATACCATCTTAGTTATTTTGTGATACCCTCTTCTTGGAATTGCCTTAGCCAATATGGCATTTAAAACTCGTCCTTGATTTATGTTGTTGTAAACAAGGTGAATCTGCATGATATAGTTTACTGGCTGAGGTGGTAACTCGTACCTAGTGAATTTGCCATCTGTACCCAATGTGTATTGTGTTCTTCCCCATTGCCCAAACTCGCCAGGTATACATTGTACTGTTCTAACTACCATACGAGCGAACTTCTTCTCACCCATCTCAACTGGAGCCAGGTTATTCAACACATCAATACAGAACCCTTTCTCATCAGCTACCTTTCTTTGAGCTGCTTTGTAGGCTTCATACCCAGAAGGGGTTCTGGAGAATTCAGTGATATCCGGCATGTATCCATAGTGGACAGCTTCTAGCCTTAAATTCTCAACTAAAGTTCTCTCTATTAATGTTTGAGTAATTGATAAACTAGTTTCGTTCATTGGGATGCTTATTTTTTAAATACTCGAGTTCTCTGAGATATTGACCTACTTATAAAGTTAGCAAGTCCTACATTACCACCGAGTTTCTCGTACGTTCTACTAAAAAATGGTCTAGCTGGCGACCTACCAGTTCCACCCTCCAAAAATCTTACATATTCATCCACTGTAACCTGATTGGCATATATCTCAGATATCATACTTTGGGGAGGTATTATATCACGGGGAGTGTTCTTCCGAATACCCACTGACACTAACCCATATTTACCAGAATCTCTGAACTTCTGAACAGACCTATAAAAGTTACCCATCATATAACCAGCATGATCGGCCTTGTCATCCCTAATATAAGTTCTCTTCTTAGCTGCATAGAGAGAGGAGTTCTCCACTATACCAATCTCAGCTCCCCCTGTTCTTATGTAATGTCTTAACCTTGTATAATACCTATCAGCAAAAGAAGATTGAGCCTCTCTAACCACTTGTTCTATCTCAGGACCCATGTTCATAAAACTATCAAGGGTATTGAGATCCCCCAATACCCTAATTTCTAGATTTCCAAAACCTAAGCTCCTATTTGATATTTTCCTGTAGTTAGGATCTAACCTTGCCATCAAATTTCTGTGTTTTCTTTTTCAGATCTCTTCAAAATCAACCGGTAAAGTAAGGGGTTATCCCCAGCTTGTGCAACTGGTTTATCTCCAGATGGCCTATATTTAATACCATCAAGGTAGAAGAAATCCCTTACAGAATCCATGTCCATAGATAAATCCTCTTCACTACCACCACGTGTAAACCCTAAATCTTTCAAATACTTAAGGTTTATATAAACCACTACGTGTTCCTCGTCAAAAGTACCGGTAGTGGTTTCTGTATTCAATGGCCAATTCTTTATGGTATCATACATCACTAACACTTTGATGGTTCTAACCTCCCACTTAGAGTTATCATCTGTATTCTCCCCGAACTGGTTCATTGAAAACAAGTAGTGATGCCAAGTCAACACGTTCCTAAAAGCATCATGTCTGAAACGGTTGATGATTGACTTATATCTATTCCAATTATTAATACCTACGTAAGCCATGGAACCTCCTCCTATTTCCGGTGAACTTCTGGACTCTGGGTCCAGATACTCTGAATCGTTTGTTATACAAGCTTCTGTTATCATCACAATATGGTACCTTAATTCCTATGCGACTTGCAAGAGAACAAATACCTGCGAAAAGTACGTCCATCACTGAACCATTCTCACCCTGTGAAGACAACAAATCTTTTAATGCAGTAGAGGTAGAATAAAACTCAACCTTAGTCGGGCCAGTTGTAATACTCTTGATATTTCCCCCGTCAGGTGCAGATTCAGGGTCTACCTCTGTAGATTGATCCTTGGAATTGTTTCCCCCACCAATGAAAGCTATGAATGAACCCATAGCTGCCATTTGGAAAGCGTCGTAAACTACTAACTTCGCGATTAATGAATTACACATATCCTCGAAGTTCTCGCAACGTAACTCTTTAGGGATTGATTCAAACCCTGGGTTCATAAACAACTCCCAATATTTCTTCTTACCTTGAACCCATTTTGTATCAAGGGTTAAGTTACTAGGTAACTCAAGGTCTATGTATTCATTAACTGTCATAGGTCAACTTCTATCCAAACTTGTTCTTTTCTATCTAAAGCCCCCTTAATCATCTCGTTCAGCTTATCAGAAGTTTTCCGAGAATTGAGGAGCTTTCCTTTCTCTTTGTTTTCTCCAACTAAGATACAACCTAATGTATCCTTAGCTGTGTTACCCGGGTGAATCATTATCCCTGTGAACTGGGGTACATTCTCCAAGTAGGGCATTACCCTTTTGAATTTAGAGGACATAGCCATAACTACTTTGTATTTCCCAGCCGGGATAGCTGTCTCACCGTAAACCTTCTTCTCCGAGTTTAAATCTCTCACTTTGTCTTCAAGAGTGTCAGAGAATTTCGTACCATCAACTATCAGAACCCCGATAGTATAGGTCTCTTTCTTGTATAACCTTTTAACTTCTAGCAGCATTTTTGTATATGTTATCTATGAACTCACTTCTAAATTGCTTGTAGAGTATCTCTATATTATTTTTAGCAACACGATATTGATACCCATCTTCACAATAAATTTGTTTTAACATTGTATCCCTCAATCTATCTTTCCACTCAGCGGAGATAAAGAAACTCAATGGAGATCCTTTGAACTTGAAACTGAGTGCTCTTTCCCTATCATAGGATATCACGTTAGATGATAACATCTCCACTTTCTTCTCCACGTTATCCCTGTTATCAATGTGATTATCCCTTATAATTTGTTCAAGGTAGTTTATCACCCTCAGTTGACTCTTAGCAAAGAACATATCAGAAAGGTCATCCACCTGTCTAGGAGATATCTCATCTGATACACCCTCTACTAATGTCTTTAGCAACTGGGTATGGCTTTGTAATAAATTCCCTTGGTCTATGAGAGTATTTCTAAGTTCAATCATCTGACCTAAATACTCCCTATTGAAAGAGTCAGATTTCCTGTTATCCCTTATCATGTTCAGGAACATTACTATGAACCCGATAAACAGAATTGCCATGGCAACTACCATGGCTGATCGTTCACTGATAAGGTTTGACATTTCATTTACAGCTTCTACAGCTGAGGTTATATCTCCTGGAGATGTTTGTAGTACCATATTTTTAAGGTTATTAAAATTAGGGAGAGGAGAGATAAACCAGGCTAAACCCCTCCCTATTAACAATGATTAAAGAACTCATCTATTACAAATAAAGTCTCGACTAAGCTCTTATTTTGATATTATACTCTTCCACAGACATTGTACCTAGGAATGGTAATTTTATCCTCAAAACTCCATTAATATTAGAGGGAATAATATTGGCATTAAGTGGAATAAATGTACCAGACCCATCTACATTAAAGGCTATGGTTGAAAGCATACTTGTTAAAGGCACTGGTATATTTCTCACAACCAATTCTATACGATATTTATCCCTATTGTATATACCCTCAACCATATTGCCACAATTCCTAATATCTACAGAATATGACCTACTTAAATATATCCCCCTTGGTAACCCATTTGCACCTGATTTAGATATCTCCAACAGAGTCCCAGTGGTGGTAGTAGTTTTGGGTTGTGCTGGTACCATGTTGGGTTTTACATTATCGTTTGTAGTACCAGTACCCCCTGTACATAGATATGAACTTTTTTTCATCAAATCTAAGATATATGGACTTTTTGTAGTACTTGGTAACATATTACCCATGTACGTAAGAAATAGTTGATCTCTGAGTATATCATTAATGGTATAGTCCCAATAAGCAAAATCCTGTATATACCCATTCCACCAGTCATACGGTTGAGTTATAGTTTGGAAACATCTACCAAGCCAAATATTCCCATCCCAACCTCTATCTCTACCAGAATAACTAATGGGTCCTGCATGTGGGTATTCACTTGGAGTTACAAGCCCATTAAGTACACCATTCAAATAAAATTCTACTGTTCTATTAGTCCCACTAAACCTCACTAAATAGTGATTCCACCCATTCTGAATAAAGGTACCTTTAGTTCCCTTACAAAACTGGTTTCCCGTACCATTATAAAATTGAAAACTTAAAGGGTCATCTGATAGTGGTACATTTGAACGCTGTCCTATAGCATATCCTAACCCAAATGCATGATTACCTCCAATTACTCCTCCAAGTACACCATCCCTTGTAGTATTATTTTTACCCATAGAAAAAACACAAACGGATATAGTAAAATCCTTACCCTTTGTGATTGGGTCTAATGTTAGAGCAGCACCACCAGATATCAAATCCCAACATTTAGAGTGGTTAAATCCAGCTGTATAGTATTCTAATGTACCAACGCTACCAATGGGATTGTGGTTATTACCAGAATGGTCTAGGTTATCACCATTTAATGGCATAAATATGGTGGGTTCATAGCTTAAGATAGGGCTATTGAAATCTGGCCAAACTCTCTTCCCGTCGAGCCAAGCCTCTTTCACCCTCTTACCACCAAAATACATATAATTAATCCTTTTACTATCTAATCTTATAGCCATAGTCATGTTATTTAAGATTCAAGTATAATATATAATACTCCAGGAGCCCCACCATCTTCAGTTGCTACTTGAATGTCATTTACTCTTAGAGTAGAAGTTGATTTAACATATTTACTATCATTCTCCAACTGACTCACTTTTGTAGGAACTGCAGGGATTGTAGGCTTATTAGTTAAATCGTTATAACTTCCTGAGGTAGCTACAGTAGCCAAGTCTGGAGTACCTGACAAATCACTATATTTACCTGAGGTAGCAACTGTTGCAAATGTGGGTTTAGAACTTATCTCA